TGCCCCAAACAGTAAGGGTGTTCCTATTGCTGTTCTGCGCGATAGGGCTGTTAGTCCTACCCACTTGAACGAAACGTGGGTCAAGACCCAAAACTCTCGTTAGTCCCTTACGGGTTGGTTTGTGACGTAGTTCTTTGCCCTCGACGCTTCTGATATTATTCAACATCTCATCAACGGTGCATGGGCCGTTCTCAATGATGTAATTGTAGCATCGGTTCCTATACTGTTGATGTTTAACATTAAAACGGTTGCCCGAGTTGACCCGCTCGCCATCCACGATAACGTGGGGCTTCACATGTTCTGCCTTGTCACCAATAGGAATCTTCTTCACGCCTTCACCTCCACGCCTCGTTCAGCAATCCAATCTTCCATCTCATCCATTGTCACCTTGACTCTACACATTGATGTCCGACTTCTACAAGTATCACAGTCAATGTCCAACAACCAATCAACTTCGCTTGAATAAGAAATCGCACGACTGTTCTTCTTTGGTATGCACTTCATGTCTTCACCTCTATGCACCACTCACGCTGGCACAAAGCCCCATCTTTTCTGAATACTCTATATTTACATCTTCGACAGTATAATGCTGACCTTCCACTCATGCCTTCACCGCCATGTCGTGATTCTCAGGTAGGTGCTGCACACGCTTGGACAGCATGTTGTTCAGGACTACGAGAAGGTTGTCCTGAGCAGAATTGAATCGGTTAAGAGCAACGTCATCCCCGCGAGGGACGAGGCCATCTCGTGCGAGGTGGCGCAGGTCTTCGTAGTGGTCATATCCGTCCGTCTTGGTCAACCATGCAAGTATCTCATACTCACAATGCTTAACGCTCTTTGCCCTCATTAGTGTCATATTACTACGTTGGTGCGAAGGAATATAAACTTGACGGTGGCGCAGCGTAAGGTTACTGCTCTCGGACACAATGAAGGCACACTTCTGAGTCGGTTGGTAGGATACGATTCCTGCCACATTGTGGGCATTTAGACATACGTTCCTTTTCTTTAGGCGTAGCAACGCTTGGTGTGCGAGTGAGTATAATGTCCTCAGAGAATTTGATGAGGTCGCGGTTGATGTCGTATAGCGCGTGATACGACTTGACTCCAATTGCATTTTCGACCCTCTCCTTTCCTACTTGAACTACCTGAGTGTTTTTGGCAAGCAACGACGATAAAGTGTGTGGGGATGGAACAACACGAATCGACTTTTGCTCGGACAGAAGGACCGCCATACGGTCCTTAGTCATGGCCCCATATTCCCATAGGAGGTCAACAATTAGTCGGCGTATTCGGCGGTTGTTCGCACCCATTGACTTTTCAATGTCGTTAATACCCTTATCAATCACTCTCCATAGAAAGCCACATTGCGGTGTCAATGAACGATGTATCGTCGTTGTCATCTATATGATATACGACCTTCGGCTGATTATGCACCCAATCATAAAATATCTCAGACAATTTAAGCCAAGAGTAAGAAAAAATAAGACCGCCGGAAAGACAGAAGAATGCGTCTAAATCCATTCAGAAACAGCCTCCTTTGTCTTCTTGACACCCTTTGGCATTTCGTCGTTGTTATCTCGGACTTCGTTGCGGATTGCCGGCGCGTTGTCCACAATGATTTGCCAGTGCTGGTCGGTGGAACGGAAAGGTGCTGGTGCTTGGGAGTCCTTCTTAGATTTCTTCGGATAGGCGATTGTCTTGCCTGTGGGTTTGATGCCGCAAGCGACTAAGGCATGAGCGTATTCTTGAGGTAGTGTGTAGACCACATCGTTTAGAGCGCGGTGCAACTCCATGTCGTCAGGACGATTTGCCCGGACAAAGGATAGTAGTAGGGGCAACGGAACCTCAGCGGCCTGAGCCAGTGCGAGTGCGCGGTCACGAACTCGGAATACGATAGACGTTGCTCGATGATAGTCCTTTGCCTCCTTGTCCAAAGACGAATGTAGGATAACAAAGTCGTCACTCTTCTTGGTCAGCCGGGGCTTCTTCTCGGTCACGATTACCAGACGATGGGCGATGAGAGGATGCCACTCAATCGCATCCTTCTCGGTGAACTTGTTGGTGTGTAGAATGCAGGTTAGGTCGGGAGTGGTGGGAGAGGTAGTGAGTTCTCCGAACATCTCGACATAGTTGCCCTGCTTGAAAGGGCGTTCGTCAGCGGTGTAGATTACGACTCCCAATACGGCCACCCCTCTTCTATGATATGATTCTCGATACGACCCATCTGCTTTGTAGTGAAGTGCCAAACACGCCTAATCTCGGATTTGGTAATAAGGTAATTGCCGACATACCAACGAAGACCGTCAGCCTCAAGATTTGGGAATAGACCGCTATCGTGCATGGCATCGAATAACTTGGGAAAGTCCTTCTTGTAGATGGAGCGATTGACCAATTGTTGTAGGTGTGGCCTCCACCTGATAGGCTCTCCTACCATCAGGAGTCATCCTCCACCCAAGTCGTGTCAACATAAGTAGGAGCGCGGAGAGCAGACATATGCAACTCCACTTGGTCAAGTAGTTCGGGGTGTGGCTCAAGAGTTCCTACGAGAAGACGCATGAAATCATTCATCCTATTCTCAGCAAGAAGCAATTGGGAATCAACTCCAATTTCTTTCTTGAGTTGACCCACCAACTTGAGAGATGTGTTGGCCTGAGCGACCAACTTCGTAGCATCAGATACCCACTCCGATGAGATACCATCGCTCGCCTTGAGAACTTCCAGTTCGTCAAGCCAACCAACCAGACGGACTACAAGGCTCTCGGCCATGTCCAACGTGTTGATTGATTCCTCGCGCATCTTCTCGATATGTGTTGCCTCATCAGGGTCGTATGTTAGGTGATTATCCATGTGTTCGTCGCATGTCCCTTCGGGCCACCCGTTACGAACCTCTATGATATTGGGACCAATTTCCCTATTGCGAAGTTGGATTTCCAATTGCTTTCTTCCGGGCATCTCACAGAATGGACAGGGCGATGACTTGAGAACCCATCGTAGGGCGTCAATCACAATCGGTTCAGTTTCCTGAGCGATACGCATCTCGATTTCACGTTCCGTCTTCATTCTTCATCAGCCTCACAACATTCATGTGAACAGTAATACTTTTGTTCAAAACTATAATATGGGCCGTCACCAAGCCATTTCGACACGACAACCTTGTCTACAATCTTACATTTCGCACACTTCGCTCTCATTCCTCTTCACCTCTTACAATGTCCCAAATCCATACAGTGTCAGCCTTATTGAACTCAAGTTGCACGAACCTCTTGTCCCAACCCATACGGGCCACGGCTTGATGCTGACTGATGCCATTACGACTCTCCTTCATTAGATTACCATTTAGGAGTCGCGCACCCTCAACCGCGTCCTTGACCTCAGCAGGTCCGTTGATTACATACCAACGATAGATTGCATCAAGAGCGTGGTCTTGCTTACGGCGGAGAGGCATCACTGACCACCCCATGACGGTTGCTCTGCCCTCTCAAGGGTGACAGGACCAATACGACACATAACGCCCTTGCGACCTCTACCTGTGGACTTAGGCTCATACTCTGCATACCACGGCTGGCCGTGTAGGTTCTCGATAATCCAACGCTTGGCAGATTGGTAGTCGCCAGCAGTAACCATACGAGATACCTCCTTGACCAGTGAGGACTTAGTTATGTCCTGCATCCAGAATGTATCTTTGATGAGCAGGGTATCTGCATCCATGACACGACGACGCATCATGAGGGACTGTGTGAGTATGGTTTCCAATCGGTCATCCATAGTAACCACGAGAGGTTGGTCGCCTCGATAGTCAGGCTGCATCATGTGATAGCCGATAGCAATACGTCGGAACAGGTCTGCCTCAAAGGAGCGAACAGAGGGATGCTCAAGCCATGCGAGGATTGAGTCATCGAATAGGACACCGGACGGCGGACAATGCACAGCGTCAATCATACGTTGTTTAAACCACTCTCGTATGAGGATGGTCTTCTCAGCAAGAGCGATACGGTCATCCTTAGTCATGTTGGACTGAGCGTGTTGCGCCCTCTTGAACGCCAACTCCTTAGCATCATCCATCTCAATGTCTATGATGAAGAATCGACGGTCAAGCCCAGAGTCCAACTCAAATCGTGCTGGCTGTGTTCCAGCCCATACAGTGTAGCGAGTGGTGTATTTTACCCAACCGGACTTCATACCCTTCTGCACCCTACCGTTATCCAGCGAGGTGAGCAGTTGATTCTTCATGTCCATTGAGTGGTCTTTCTTCGACGCATCGCTCATGGAAGAGAACTCTTCAAAGCCAAGGAATCCCCCGCACATCTCTCGTGCGATTGGGCGTCCAGCAATCTCCCCTTCTTCGTTGACGGAGCCGAACATACCAGCCTCAGTGATACTGTTTGGACCCATCATGGTCTTCATACCATCTCCGAGGTCTGCATCATGAGCATAGAGAAGACCAGTGGATTCAGCGAGGAACATGAGGATGAGAACGGACTTCCCGCTACCCTTTGCGCCTCTCAGCATGATGTGAATACGGGTGTCCGGTAGTTGGGACATCGGTGTGTAGAATGGCATATTGTTGTGCCGTAGTGGGCAGTTTGAGATTGTGAAATCCTTCTCAGCATCGACCAGCGGGGATTCAGGGTCAAAGTCACATCGGGAACACTTGTTGAGAGCGTTGAAGATATGTGCGCCAACGGAACAGACGAAGATGGGAATCTTGTCAGCCACATCAACATAGTGGTTCTTCTCAGCGAAGTCAGTAACTTCTTGGATTATGTCAAAATCTCTCATGCGTGATACCCTCCACTGTTATTCTCATCGAACTCGTCCTCATCAAACGGATTGACAAAGAATCCCTCTTCGTCAATTGAGTTAAGGATAGAACGGATTTCATTCATTGAATCTAAATCGGGAGTGAGGCCGAAGGATTGATGATAGAAGTCCAAAGCGTATTGGACAGCCTGTTCATCTACACCCATGATGTTTTCTGCCTTCATCAACATAAGGATTGAGCCTACTTCACCACCACCAATCTTAGCGAACATCTCTCCCACCAACCACGAAGGAGTTGTCAAAGCCAACTCTCCGCCGCCGAGGGAGCCAATGACATCCTTCTTTTGAAAATCATATGCGATGTATGGATTACCGTCGCCCTCAAGTGGCGTTCCCTCGACCCCAACCGAAGTCATAGTGAACAATTTGTTGATACCAATATCATAGAGAAGGCAAGCCAAATCACGAGCAAGAGGATAATGCCACAGGTAGTTAGTTAGGTCCATCTGATGAGAAGGGGGCATGAGATTCACAAGACGTAGGATAATGTGGTCGTCTATCTGATAGAGGAACAAACACGGCTCTGCAATCTCAGGGATTGCGTTCTGTGGTTCGATGGCGAGTAACTTGGAGTAGATACGAGCCACGGGTTCTTCGTCGCCCACTACACCCATAGTTGCGAGGAACGTAGCGAAACCCGGCTCGTTCTGCATGAACACAATAGCAGTAATAGACGAGTCGGTTACAAAACCATCTGCCCACAGAACATCAATATCTTGGTAAGTGGTGGTGTCGAAACGGCGCGTCATAATTAATCACTCTCCTGTGCGTTAATGAAGTTGCGGATTTTGTCTCCGAGGAACTTTGGTAGTTGGTTGTAGCCTGATATTGGGTTGTCGTATTTGATGAATCGTTCTGCCATTTCCTCAATGGTAGCCGCTCGATAGATATTGACCAAGCGCGTAGGAGTTCCGCCTCCATGACCATAGGTCGTAGGGTCTGCCCCTCCCGGCCCAATGACCGGACGCTTGAGAGTTTCCCTGCCTATCTTGATGAACATATTTGGATTCTTATTGAGAACCTGAGTTAGTTGATGGCGGCTGAACGACTGACCCACATCTTTGAGATGGTGTGCTATGTCGAAAGTGTTATGCTCGCCTTCATCAGTCAAGAACTGCCATACAGCCCTCTTCAATCTTGAGTGTTTGACCTTGCGACCTGATTCGCTTCGTGGTTTTCGTCGTTGCGTCATTTCTTTTTGCCCCCAAAAATAATACAGAATCAATAAATCGTTGTGCTGCTCCCTCAATCCGTTATTTGTTTTATTCCTTCATAGATGGTTTAGAAATAGTAGGTAACTACTCTAACATACCTTTGAAGTAAAAAAAGAATTACGACAATCGGTAGGCTGCGCCCCGATTATTCTTCTGAGTCACCTCCGAATAATTGGAAATAATTAATTGCATCCTGAGCATCCATGCGCTCGATGGTGAACAGGTCGGAGATTTTGAGTCGCCGGGAACTATATGCTTGTCGTGATTTCTCCATCCTTTCCCTCTGTGTAATCGTGTGTATTAACACATCACCAAGAATCGCTGCATCCTCACACTTGATGAATGTGTCCATGAATACAGTAGCATCAACAGAGCCAAACGTGCCATCTAACCAGATGGTGTCAATAGGTTGAACGAACAACCCATCCAATTGATGCCGCATGTCACAGTTCACTGGACATCGTGTGGTGAATGCAAGCCGACCTTTCCTCTGTGATATGATTATTTGAGAATGCTGTTTCGTATTCACCTCGATACATATCCTGTTGGATATTGACTCTTCCTTTCTAAGAGGAAATAATGTAGTAGTGACGGAAGCCATGTGGCCGCGCTCTCGGATAGATGCGATAAGACCCTGCATCCATAGGTAATCGTCCATCACTTCCACGCCTATACTTTCCACCTGTCGGACCCTAATCGGGTCTTTCTCGATGCGAACCCATAAGGTCATCAGTCCAGCGGTTGTCTCTTCGATTAGGTCACGAAGCACACACGAGAACGGTTCCTCCATAGAATACATGGCATCATACACATCTTTACGGTATGGGGGAGGTGTAGGGTCGCAAAGAGTGGCTACAAAATCGAAGACCGTTCTGCTGTCAAACATCCGATACTCTTCGCCGTTTATGACGATGAGAAGGTCGCAGCGTCTAAGGCTACCAACTCGACCTGTTGTGAAGTGGCGGACCTCGATTTCTCGCTTGTCACACACGATAGGAACGAGGTCACTCATTTCTCTTCCCCCAATTTCTTCACGACCTTGATAGCCGCACGAACCATACTCCACTCGTGCCATAGTTCAGCCTCGATTTCTTGCAGTTGCTCGACGCTCATCTTTAGTAAATCCGTCATCTTCATTCCTCGCCACGCTCCTTTTCCATCCATTCTGATATACCATATGCTGCATCCGATAGTGTTGAGTTATCCATGGCTCGCGGGTCCATCCATCCTTCTGACGCCCACTTCCGATGGAACGCGGAGATGGCTTCACCCTCATCCCATCCAGAACCTACGTAGAAAACGGGGCCAAATGATTTATCGCTGGTGTTACAAAAGAACCCCATACGTGCGCTGTAACCATTGCCACTCTTGAACCACATCTCCCAACCCATCAGGCATCACCTCGTAGCCATCCCTCGGCTGCATCCAAGTCCTCCAACTCGTATGATAGAATCTTCGACCTTGCGCCGTGCGGATAAACGTATTCGTTCCTGATACCCTTCCAACCCTTCATCATGTTACCGATGGCGCGTGGTGTTGGCATACCGAAGTTGCGAGCCAAAACACCGTCGCATTGTAGGTCTATCATTCGTGCTACCAATTGGTTAGCAGTCATTGTCTCTTCGCTCATACGGAGAGTTAGAAGGATAGCCCTTCTCGCTCTCATGTGCATCCTCTTTCTCTGTTGCATGTGTATCACTTCTCCTATAAATTACCATTGTTTTTCAACTATTTAAACCTGCTTATAGCGCAGCGTAAGGTCAGTTGATAACCCTCAACACCTGACCACAATCGGTGCAGATGATAATGTCCCGCTGAACATCCTCACCCTCCGGGTCGTTGTTTGAATGGAGTGTAACGGTGACTGTCCGAAGGTCTTGAGATTCCTCCGGGTGGTCACATTCGTCTTCCATCGCTGGGAAGATTTCATGGGGAAAGTAATCCTGTGCGCTCATTCCTCTGCCTCCATCATGATTTTGAGTATGACGAGATAGCCGATGAGGTCATCAACAATGTCAATGTCACTCTCGATGCTGTCGTTGCCACGAGCGAGGCGGGATAACTTATCGTCAATCCGAACTCGGATTCCAGCCTGTGGGTCTAACTTTGAGAACATGCGAACAGGACGGTGTGCGCTGTCACCGTATTGCTCATTCTTCTTGATTAGCATCTTGCCGATGCCAGCCAGTGTTGCAGCAACCTTCTCAGCGAACTTCATTGTTGCACCTCCTTAATGTAAGAAATGTGGTAATCGCAGTAGATTTCGTAGAGTAGGATTTCGACCCTCTCTTCATCTCCTTCGGCGTAAGCATCAGCCAAATCATGGAGTGTTTGATACGCAGCAAAGATGCACTGTGATAAGGCTTCTACGCCAGTCATTCCTCTTCACCCCCAACGAGTTCCGCCGTGACAAGTTGCCAGAGCGCGGACAAATCTGGGACTACGCTTTCGCTAATAAGGGTTTCGTCGTAGTCATGAAAACATACCGTGAAGGTCACGACAGGGTAATCAACGCCCTCAATAGGGACGAGCCACTTGTTGGGCTTGACACAAATCTCGCGGTCGTCAGTTAGTATTCTAAATGGCTTCATCATGGTAGCACCTCTTCGATGTAGTGTAGGACGATGGTGCGGATACAATACTCGCAGACGTAGTTCTTTCCGAAAATCATGGTCATCATGTTCCCTTCCTTGCAGATGTCACAGGTTGCGCGGCAATCCTTCATTCCTCTTCACCACCCTTCAATTCGATTAGGTAATCTTTGATGGTCTTGAGCCGGTCCTCATGTTGCTTGATTTCATTACTGTATTTCTCCACTCGCTGTGCTACGAGGCTTGCGACCCATTCAGGGTCGTTCCACTGGTCTAATTCCTTCTGAACTCTCGGTATATACGATTCAACGATAGATGTGATTTCACGCTCGTATTGACCAATCTTCTTCACACGCTCATGGTCGCCGTAGTGGGCTTCGGAGCGGTCGAATGCTGCATTAACCCAATCCGTCCAGTCAGAAGGTAGGCACTCCACCATTTCAGATGATAGGTGTTCATGTTGCGAACCCCATGACCACCTATTAGTAATTGAAATCGGTCCTGCTCTCTTGGTCGATGGGCCTATCTTGAATGCCCCTCTGTTCGTGGACTGAACATATACTGTGCGGTATATCGTCCCTCCACTCATGTTAGAATAGATGAATAGTTCAGCGTTTTCATTACACCCAATGTGTCTGGTTTGAACCTCATTAGCGCGAGCCACGAAGTCCCAAGCCTTCAACTTCTTAGTGACGGCGTTGAGAGCGTTTATGAGATAGCCCATCGCGCCTTTTGACGGCAACGAGTTATATTCTTGCTGAAACGGATAGTCATCAGGCCCATACATACCGAAGTTCTCATGGTTTTCCTGATACTGTTGAGCGAGGTATCTCTTGATTGTCATCACCACACCCCTTGATAGGCGGTCTGCGGAGCCTCCATGCCGCTTGACTTTCTTCGCTCCCACCATTGGGATGCTGGTGTCATTTGCGCCGCGTCTAACGACAGTGCGGCCTTCGACCTGAGTGCCGAGTAATTCTGTCTTATTCATGCCATCACCTCGATGATTCGGAAGTCACAGTCACGCTGCATAATTGATACTACCCGTAGGTTGTTGAGAGTCATCTGAGCCTGAACCAACGTCGGGCATTCCATCACGGTCTGCCAGTGTCCGTTGGTCTGTCCGCTGCATTCCTGCACTTCAAAGCGTAGAGCATTCATTCCTCTTCACCGCCCTTCTTCTTGAGGTATAGTCCCTCTTTGTAGTGCTTGCGGCGAGCCTTGAACTTCGTCCAGTATCGGTGCGAGTGTCCTGACTTCATTCCTCATCACTCCCTGAGTCGGGAAACATAAAACTGTAATCAGTATCGTTGCTAAAGGAACTGTCTTCGGAGAAAACGTAGTCGGGGTCACGTAGCCACGCAAGGATGTCTTGGGTATCATCTCCCATAGACCAACGGTCACACGCATCTTCAAAGAGAGCGGTCATTGTCTCTCGACTGTAACCTTCGTCTACCATGTAGCGAACAATTTGTAGGTTTTCCCACTTGTTTGTGCCGTAGCCCATAAAGTGCATAACCGTGTCCCAACATAGGCCAGACCCATCCTTTTCAAGATAGAGAGTCATTCCACTTCACCTCCGGGTGAGCCTTCGACTTCACGATACCACTTGCCGCCGATGTGAATCCATCCGGCAGGTCCGTCGCTGATGCCAAGGATTTTCCGTAGCGTGGTTACAAAATCAGGCTCGTGGACTAAAGCACCGATGAGCCGGTGGGCTATGTCTTCGCCCGAGAGTCCCGAACCTGTCTCTTGTTGAATCATTTCGTGGACCGCATCACTCGTCATGAGGTCGTGGTCTTCTGGGCAGAAGTTATACGGTGTCAGGACATCATAGTCATCGGGGTCGAACTCATCCGATGTCAGGATGTTGTGGTCAGACGGGTCGAAGTAGTTGCTGAACCATTCCTCGATGTGGTCATCCACGTTGTCGTCAGTCACTAAGCAGTCCGGGTCAAAGTCATGATGTGTGATGATGTTGTCCGGGTCAATCTCGCAGCGAGTAATCCACTCATCAGGGTTATAGTCGTCCCTGCTGATACTCATCTCATCAATGCGCTCGTCTATCAAATCGCTCATCTGACTGGCAATCTCTTCCACCAGTTCGTCTGTGTCAATCTCAATCGTTGTGTGTATTTCCATGTTTGTCTTGTCTCCTGTTTGGTATATTTGGTCGTCGGGTTTCGCATATATAACTGTGCCTATGGCGCAGCGTAAGGTCAGGCTCCCTCCACGCCTTTCCACCACGCGGGAGCCTCGCGGCTCTTGTTCCATGCGGCGAATGTCTTGCTGTGATAGTAGCGGCGATACGCGACTACCGGGTCATCATCCTTGAACTCATCTGGCATACATTGTGCCGGAGCAGTCATAGGACCGTCGGGAATCATAGATGACATACCGAACAGATGTTCGATGCCATCTTCGCAGAAGTGTCTCTTACCGAAACGCTTGGTGTATTCTTCGCACAACATTCCTGCCATGTAAGATACATAGAGATAATTAGTCCGTGATTCTCCCGTCCAACGGCTGGCGGGATGATTGTGGTAGCCACCTTTGAGCGGGGTCTGTTTTTTGGTGAGCGGCATCATGTCAGGCGTAGCACCATGACGGATGACAGATGAACCCATCATCTGATAACACTCGACAATCATCTTAGGCACATGCTTATCACAGTGCATCTTTGCTGCCTCGATAGGCGAGCGGTCAAGATAAAAGATATTCATTCGTCAAACCTCCTGAAATTACCTTGAATGTCTATGTAGGCACAGCCGCACTTGATTTGCTCATCTCGGCTTGCCATGACCTTACCGTTTCTGTTCTTCCAGCAAAGACATCCTCTCGGACACTCGCGGAGTATTTCAGGGTGAGGTGGGAGAGTCATTGCTCGTCACCTCTCTCTGCCTTGATGCGTCGTAGTTGTAAAGAGAATGCCTTCCATGCCTTGTGATAACCCTTAGTGTAATCAGTGTGATTTACCTTGACTCCAACGTAGGGAGCGATGGCAAGTATCGCGGCATCCGTAGCGGATTCTGGTGACAACTGACATTGAAGACATAATACATAACCATCATCATCCGGTTGCGTTTGTTCTTTGCTCGTTGCATCGAACTTGTTGAAGCAACATTCACATCTCATCTTAATTGCCATGTCTCTCTCTCCTGTAATTTACCATTCTTTTCAAAGTATATAATTGTTGTGTTGGCGCACCGTAAGGTCACACATCCTCCTTAATCTGATATACCTCTACATCGAACTTTACGTCGTGTGTGTAGCAAATCCTAATGTTAGGATATAGTAGAAGTGATGTTCGTGCGTGATGTTGGTTACAAAACGGGCAGATGTAGGTGTGAGTTCTCATAAGTTAGCACCCCACGTTTGCACTTCGTATTGCTCTGTCTCTCGATTCCAAATATGGACTGAAAGAGGAAATACGGTTTCACCTAACACTGTTTTGAAAGCATCCAATACTGCTATGGTCCCTTGAGTAAGACCTGATGGATAGAGTATGAAATGAACCCAATCGTCAGGGTGACGACTATTATCATCTGCGAACATAGAAAAGTATTTTGCTGCCGCCTCATACATCGCTTTGAAATCAAACATATCCTCGATGTGGTCAAGGATGTAATTATCCGCTGGACATGATTCATGTCGGTTGAAAGTCCCAATCTTAATTGTAGTTCCCCAACCCATTCAAGCCACCTTCCTTTGCTTTACAATCTGTTCTTCGTCCTTGACGCAATCCATCTCGTAGTCATGGAGAATGAGATAACCGTCTTCAAGCATCTGCTCGGCGTGTTCCTTAGACCATGCCTCAAAGGTGTGTTCAAACACCTTGACCTTTCTGTAAATGAACTTCTTCATGCTTCCACCTCCTTTGGTTGGAGTGTCCATCCCATCTCAAGACATTCTGTGCATTCGTCACAGATTCCTGTCGGGTTATTCAGTGATACGAACGTATCGTAGCAGTAGTGCCTATTGTGATAGCCAAACCGAGAGCCACGCTCCGTATCGCTTGGTGCTTTGAAAACCCGTCCGAGGAAAACACAGGTCCGAGCCTTGACGGTATCTACTGCTTGAGGCTTGAAAGTGTGTTCCCATTCATGCCAACCGTCAATTTCCGTGACCTTGATAGTTCTGCCTTCTTCGACTTCTATCTCTTCGTAAGTGCCGTGTTCTTCGATGAACTCGATGGCTTCCTTCATAGATTTGGCTCCCTTGACCGCATAGGTTCGGGAACACTTCTCAGCCACTCGGACCCAATGCTCAGTGATGGTCTGTCCGGCTTCGTCTGGGTATCTGTGGTATGGTTCGTTCATTCACTCTTCCTCCGTGGTTACAAAAAGTAGTGGTGAATCTTCCTTCGGCACGAGGTCGAAGAACTTGAACACGCGGTCCGAGTAGTTCATGAGAACATCTTCCAGTATCACATCAATCGGCTCTGGTTCTGTGCCGTATTTTGTGCAAGACCAATCCGAGGGTAGTTCTCCGAAGGAGTTACCGTAGGTGAATCGAACCCATCTGTTCACGCCCTGATAGTGGACATAGAGTATAGAGTCCTCGACGTTCCATAGCCTGTGGGTATGTTCTTTGAAGGTCGGGAAATCGCACGACTCCCATGCGTATTCTGAACGGTCGTAGGCGTAGTGACCACCATCGAACTTGATACCTCGCGCTGCGAGCATTCGTAGGATAATCTCAGTTTCCTGTTTGTAGCCAATCTTCATCATGCTTCCACCTCGTCTTCCATTGCTTCGCGTAGTTCGTCCCAATCAATATCTGTGAAGTCAATAAGGTCGCTGAAAAATCCTGAATAGTGTGTCCCTTTGATGTAATCCTCAAACTCGTCTTGGAGCGTTTCCTCAAGGTAATCTATGTCTGATTTGGTTTCAGGATTGAACCATACGTTCACGAGCCATGTGGCGCGATTTCTCCATCCGTTCATGCTTCCACCTCTTCATTGTGTAGTAGATAATCTTCCATGCCGCAGTATGCGTCAATGAACTCAACCGTAGCCGTGTTCATGTCTTCGACCATGCTGTCACGCTTGGCGATTGCAGCCTGTAACTCCTTGATTTGGTTTTTAAGAGCGAGTAGCATCGAGTAGGGAATGCTGATGTGTCTACTCATTGTGATTCCTCCTGCATTTCCCATAGGGCTTCATCTCCTTCGTCCGTCATGTCGGACGCTGATGAGTAGTGGTCAATCGTGTGAGTTTCAATCCTCAACCCGAAGAACTTCGCCTTAGCGTAAAGTCGTTCTTCGCTCGTGGCGATAATAATCCGCGAGTAGTGCGGCTCGTCGCCTCGGCGGGTTCGCCCAAGAGCGGACCATATTGGTGTGTCGTTTGTGATGTGTGTCATGTCTCTCTGTCTCCTGTAATTTAGTGTTGTTCTCCAAAGTATATAAGTATTCCTACGGCGCAGCGTAAGGTTCACTCTTCCTCCCCTACTGCCCAATCAGCGTATGCCACGGCCCGTAGTGAACCGCTTGAATCGGTGAGGCGATTCCATGACCTGCCCACCGGACTGATGTAGATATAAGCGCGAACGTCAGGCTGACTGTTCACATAAAGATGGATTCCTTCCCATCCAGATTTGAACTTACAAATACTGATGAAATCAAGCAGACACTCAGGACCGAGTTGCTTCTGTATTACCTTGCCATTCTTGCCGGTTCTGGTTTCTTCGTCCGTAGTCCAACGATGAAGCGGCAGAGTGTCGGGAAGTGTATCGAACAGTTCACCGATAGAATGCACTCTCATGAGAGGAATGTCAAGATTCTTATGGTGATTGATGAGCCGCACATCAAAGACATATGGTCCGTTGTTTGTAGTCACATATGTCATGCTTTCACCTCCAAGTTGATTAGTTCATAGCCTGTCCACTTGATGCAAGCCTTTCTGAAATTATCATTGAGGTCGTCAAGGTCATCATTGTCAATCTCCCAATCTTTGATTGTCTCGTCGTTGTATCGGTCCTTTTGATATTCTTCACGTATTTGGACCCATGCGGGTTGAAGCAGCCTGCGGTCATTGAAGTCCATAGCGGCATCATCCCATGTATCATTTTCATAATCCCATTGCCATCTGTATCCGGGGTCGGCTTCTGAATAGCCTATGATACCTTTCTGCATCAGTGATGAAACGACACCCCTCCACACTTTGGGACGTAGTGTGGAATAACCAGCAGTCACCCACATACATATGCCGTGACCGTCCGTCGAATGGTCTGAAAATACCATGTCTTTGAGGAATTGGAACTCAAGTGGTGTGATTGTAATCATGTCTTCACCTCGATTGCATCGCTCTCAGCCACTTCATAGGTATGTTGGATGCATAGTTCATGAACGTCATCTGATAGTTCATTGATGAACATACTCAGGTCGTCAATAGCATCAGCCAGTTCCATTACTGTCGGCTTACCGGGGTCGGCCCACTTGGGTCCGAACTCCCGCGTTTGCCTGTTCCAGTCGTCCTGAATCTTCCATAGTAGTTGATTCAATTTGTCATTCCTGACTACCGCGTATTCAAGCGTTACTCGCTCGACGCTTCCGTCGTGGTATGTGTGTTCTTCGTGTGTTGGTCTGTCCATGTTGCTTCCTCGCTTGTAATTTAACATTCTCGCTATCCTATTTATACCTTTCGTTGGCGCACCGTAAGGTCAGTCCTCCGCAATGTGGACTTGCTGTTCAAAGGTGGATGCAATACGAACACACGTAGCCGCGTCTGAGTAGTCGCCTTTTTGAATCGCCTCGTATGCGTGTTGAATCCAATCAGCCATGCATCGCACGAGTGCTTCGTTATGGTTTCCAGTCAATTCGTTTATGTCTGAATTGTTTGTTCGTGTTATTTCAGTTGTCATGTTGCTTCCTCGCTTACAAATTACCATACTCGCATAACTATTTAAACCTTTCTATGGCGCAGCGTAAGGTTTTTTTGTAACCAAACCGGAGTTGGTGATTCCAGCGGATTAGAAGTTTTTGTAACCAAACCGGACTTGCCGAATCGCGCACCTTAGCAACGGTTACAAAAACAAACCGAGCAAAAAAAGCAGGGCCGCCCCAGTCCTCCACGCTCCGAGAGTCGTGGGCTGGGACAGCCCGTGAAAAGGAGGGCATGTCCGCTTTTGAAAGCGGCATCACTGGCGATGACCAATCGCACTCGATGACCCGGCGGTCGTGCCGAGAACATACCCATGATGTTTTTACAGGAGGGGGTTTCGCACCCCTATTCCCCTTGAGGGTTTTTCTTGCGCGGGACACCCGGACTGACCGTCGCCAGCCTTTCTGGTGTATCTCCTGTAAATTGAAATAATTGTTCAATCTATTTAAATGTTTTTATGGCGCAGCGTAAGGTCATGTTCGCGCTGGTCGCGCTGCAACCCATCGGTTTCCGCCGGTCTTCTTGATAGTCCACCGATGACTGACGCCGTGTTTCTGGTCTTGATACCGTGTGAACTTCTCCGCGTGGTCGCGGGTGGGAAATGTGAACTCAATCATTCGTCCAGCCTCCCGTATAGTATGTATGGATGATAAAAATCGTGGGTGGTGTTGCGATAAACAGAAACGCGGGAGCCGTCCCATTCTATGCCGTTCAGATACCAAACGCCCTTGCGTTGAACCACTTGAATGCCGGGAATACCGTTCAGGCGTTCCTTTGTCGTGTGGGTCATATATCCGCATGAATCTATCGAATAGTGATAATCTTCATAATATGGACCGTTCCAATCGTAGTGAATCTTTCCAGTATGAACGAACTCCGCGATGGCATGACCGTGAAGCCGCATTTTGGCACTCCGTCCATTCACCTCGACCGTAGTATTCCCTCTCTTGAAGGGTTGTCGGTTGTGTATTGCTTGACCTGCATCTCGTGTTATCGCTCTCATTGAATCACCATTCCCCTACATGAACAGTTTCGGTCAAGCGAGGGTCATCCCAGCCTTGAAGTTCGACTTCCCAGAGTGTGGCTTCGTCCCAAGTTTCAAACTCATCATCCTTTTCGATAGGCCATGCTCGACAGGTCCAATGATTCTTGGCGATATAATCAAAGTCGCCTATGATGAATCCTTTCGCTTCAATCTTACGAAATCCTTCGATTGCCCAATCAGGACATTCAAGCCATTTAAACGTATCAGGGGGGGTTGCGTGTTTGTTTTCCATTAAATAGACATCAGAGTCATTCTATTTAAAGGTTGTTATGGCGCAACGTAAGGTTATTTTTGTAACCATTTCTTACTTGTTAAAATCTCTAACTCCTGTGGGAGTTGCGGTTTTTAACAACTTAGGTTTTTTGTTTTTGTAACCAAAGGTAGCCGTATTTTTTTTGCCGCTGCGGTCCTCGGTTTTTGTAACCACTCTCTCTGGGCGCGGCGGGCGCGGGCGGCGCGGTTACAAAAACAAATCGCACGAAAAAAAATGTGGTTACAAAAAGTGGGATGGCCGCCGCCCCGAATCAGCGACCACCCCGGTATGAACAACAACCTAAAACGGGGTTGAGTGGTTACAAAAAGTCAAGCCTTGCGCTTCACTCGATAGATGTCTTTTTTCTTAGACCAAACATAATTCTTGCATTCTGATGTTGAGGCGATTCTGTGCCGACGACCATCGGTCCAGTCGTGAACCTGCCCGGCTCTGATGCCGAGAACGTGCCGCGAGGTTTCAACGATGAACACGCCGCGCGATGGTATCACGCCTTCGCGGGTAAGTGCGCCGATGGTCTTGATATTTTCTTTCATCATCGGATGGTGGTCAGGAAGTCGCTCTGCCGTGAAACCGTTCTGATTGAGAGCCTCCCAAATATTCGACATTGAAGTGCCTTTGCCGTGGTTGCGACCACGCAGGGCCAACTCTCCGTGGGCGCGTTCGTAAGTCCAACCAGTCACGATTGCGAGGGCCTTGACTGTGCAGTCGTTTGTCTCGCACCAATGGTTTGAACGCTTGCAGAGTTGTTGAAATCTCTTAGTCATATTACCACCTCGTCGTCATCGGATATGACGGTTTTGGTGGCGCAGCGTAAGTTTCTGAGAAACATTATCATGGTTACAAAAATCACGCGCCCACCTCTCTCTTGATTTGGTTACAAAAAGAGCAGCGGCACTTTGAAGGATTGCCGGGGCAGAGGTCATCAATCATTGAATCACTCTCCTAATCGGTCGAAGTGGTCTTGCGAAGAATTGCATATCCAACCCCTGAATGAATATCTCTCCGGTTAAAGGATTCACCGAGTAAAAATTAACTCTCCATTCGTCACCATCCCACGCGGGGTCTTTGACGGTATCAGAGAAAACAGCCCGTCCGAACTCTCCGTGGAACTTCATTGTTTCACACCTCTCATACGGTCCAGTGCGTCTTGAAGTTCTTGAATTGCTTCGTGAACTAAATCGTGGTCGGGATAATGTGAGGCACATCCGCATTGGTTACAGGCGAATAATGCAATCCCCTCTTCGTTCTCTGTGTGGACCCACCAGTGGGGGCAATTCCAACGGGTATGTTTCATGCCGTCGTTTCTGAAAGAGGGTTCAGCGTTTCGGTTCAACACATGAACGATGTAATCGGGCCATTCAACACCAGTCATTCCCAATCACGCTCCTGTGAATCATCATAGCCGTTGGCGGCGAACTTGGCCCAACAAGCCTTGCATCTAAAGGAGCAGGGGGATGTGAGAGTCAAGCGTTTAATCGGGGTTGTTTCGTGGTAATATTCGCCGCATGAATAGCATTCTGCGTTCGTGTTGTTCTTAGTGTTCATGGTTACACATAATCGTCCTACTATTAAAAGGTGTTGTTGGCGCAGCGTAAGGTCTGCTTAATAAGGTTTTGTAACCAGCGGGGCAGATTTTCGGGGTGGGTGGTTTCTGGGATATTATCTACTATGCGTCCGCGCAAGTAAGCGTTTTTGTAACCAACGGGGGTTTTTCGTGTGGGCGATAAAAAACAGGAGGTTTTTGTAACCACACCCGGAGGGTTTTTTCGCACGGATATACTGAGGTTACAAAAAGACCTACCCTTTCTATCACCCATGCTCTTTCTCTTTGGTTACAAAAACCCGGCTACGGTTTTGTAACCGACTCTCTCTTCTCTCTTTGTTTTTGTAACCTCTGTGCATTTTTCTCTCTTAACCTCTATACTCTGAGGGGTCTTTTTTGGTTACAAAAACCCGGTTACATTTTTGTAACCACGTTGCCGACCACGCTACGTTTTTGTAACCACCGTGCATATTTTTTGCTTTGGGGCTATACTAAAAGCATCAAAAATATGAAAAAAAAACTGAAAGTGAACTGAAAGTGAACCTGAAAGTGAAAAAATGGCGACCAGTGTGCGTTTTTGTAACCAAATTTTTTTGTAACCAAGCCGTTTTTTTCGTTCACTTTCAGCCGTTTTTGTAACCACCTAGCGGCCAGCCGTTTGCTTATAAAGATTTCGTATATAGATTATGGTAACGAAACATATATATGCTGTCGCCGCCCATGTCAGCCCCCCGCCGCCGCCATTTTGTTTTTGTAACCACTCACCAAGGTATTTTGTTTTTGTAACCATATCACAACAACGTATTATTTCGACAGGTTCATAAGGGGCGTCCTCCCTGCTCCTATTATGACAACCCACACACGCGAACCAACCCCGAAGTGGTGTAGCCCATGCAAGAAGACCCGGCGCGGTATCACAACCGACGACGGCTTTCGATGTGCTGCATGTGCTGAGGACATGGGCTTGACTGTCGTTGATGCCCCTAAGCACTCCTTCACATCAGCAACCGCCAAGGCAGCACGAGCGGCCCAAATTGCGACCGCTGACGGCACAATGAAGCGCAGGGCAGCAGCAAAGAAGGCAGCAGCCACACGACGACGCAAGGCAGCCATAGCAGCACGTAAGGCCATGTTTGACGGTATGCAGCGCATGAACTCAATGATGATTCAATTCATCCCCATGAACGCCCCTTCGGCTGTCTGCCGTGGCTGCAAGGGTCGCGCCGACCCTCGCCGCGTCGAATGGTTGTCCCGTGACTTCAAGGCGTGTGTATGCTCCGAGTGTGTCGAGAGGGTGAGCGCATGACTTTTTGTAACCAGATTGTATGCGTCCACACTGAGATGGCGTCCATCAAACGCCGCCGTGCGATTAAGGCACTTGTCCCGCTTGCTGTGACCGGTAACGTGTGGGCGGCTCGTCGTATCCGAATCCTCGTTGAGATGGAGCAGAAACTCGGGACCATTTGATTTTGTAACCAGTGGTTACGATTTTGTAACCACTCTCTATGGTTTTGTAACCAGTATGCATCCCTGATTTTTTGTAACTCTCTGTGGTTTTGTAACCAGTTTTTGTAACCATAAAAAACACCGCCTATTGTTTTTGTAACCATGTTTTTGTAACCACCCACTTAATCAAAATGTTTATAGGCGGAGCCTACATCTCGGTTCATGGACAAAGACCCATTGGCAACATCAACCCGAAAGCACTTCGCAGAGATGACGCTCAAAGACCAGATTGAAACATTGAAAGAAGCAGTTGAGGATATAGGCGGACCAGATTGGTATGACGCCGAGGCTCATCAAGCCGTTATCGAATACCTCAAAATCATGGAGATGGTCGCATGAGTTTTGTAACCACGGACTTGAGGCTACACGATATGGAATGGGCTGTAATTTCAAGCCGTTTTGTAACCAACGACGAAGAGTTCCATTATATGTGGCAATGTGAAGATGAGGTTGATTCGCCCCCGTGGAAGTTTTGTAACCACTGGTTGGGTTTCAATGGGTATCTTATCAATCTCGGAGAAATCTGATTTTGTAACCAATGGTTACGATTTTGTAACCAAATCTCTCTGTGTCTTTTTGTAACCAAATCTCTCTTTATCTTTTTGTAACCAAATCTCTGCGTTTATTTTTGTAACCATGTTTTTGTAACCATCCAATGCGTAGCAGCCCATTGTTTTTGTAACCAAGTAGTAAATCGACAGGTTTATATGGGGGCTAACGGTAACGGTGGTATGGACGACCTAACGACCATACAGAACGAACGAAAGACCCGCGAGGAGAAGAATGCCAAGGCTGACGCCTTGACCTCTATCCTTGTGGAGATTGAAGGGGCGATGGAAGAGATGGAGGACGACTACAAGTTGGTTGACTCCACCCTCGACATCGACAAGCCAAAGAACGACGACGAGGAGGCTTTTGTCCACCTTTACCGCGCGTGGCTTCTTCTGAGCAATCAACTTTGAGCGTTTTGTAACCAGATAATACTGCCGAATGACGGCCCTGATATACCCCCGACCCCGCCGCTTTTTGTAACCAAAGAGCGGTTGGGGTCGAACCCTTTTTGTAACCACTTTTGTTTTTGTAACCAAAGTTATCGCGCATATTGTTTTTGTAACCAATTACATTCCAAACATTTATATGGTGAGGCGCACTCCCTTAATTTGTAATAGGAGGTGAAAATCTGGCTACTAAGAATCCTAATCGGACCTATGTTAAGGGCAAGTATGCAACAGCACAATTTGTTGCTAACCTGACCCCTAAGATGAAGGCGACACAGGCATCACTTGATGAGTTCCACGAGAAGCGAGCAATCGTTCTTGAAGAGAACCCCGATGCTACTCCACGTCAAGTCCGCGACCTAATCAAGACACTTTGAACAGTGGTTTTGTAACCACCCTGAAACATCCCTCGCCCTCCCTGCTGACTTCCGGGTCAGTTGGGGAGGTCGGACTTTTTTTTGTAACCACTTTTGGTTTTGTAACCACCTCTCGTTTTGTAACTACTTTTGGTTTTGTAACCATCTTTTTTTGTAACCAACTAAAAGTTACAAAAATAAATGTTTTTGTAACCACAATAAATATTGTAAAAAAACACTAAAAGTTACAAAAACAAATGGTTTTGTAACCAAACCCCTCAATCCAAACAATTATATGCCTAACCCAACTACGTAGGGTTATGGAACAACACGACATGCACGTTAAGGCTCAGGCCTTCGTATTATGGGCAGAGGAAACAACACACATAGCCTTAGAGAATGCCCGAATTGACGAAGAGATGAAGGCAGAGAAGGAACGATTGGCTAACCGCACCCCTGAGCAAATCAAGGAAGACGAACGGATTGACGCAATGGAGAAGGCAGCAGACGCGGCACTTGACAGGCACATGCAGATGGCCGAGAACAGGCATTTTGAGATTATCGGCGGCGACCTTGACCCACAGGAGCCAGAGTGGTATTGAGGTGATGACATGAATTGTTTAGTGTGCGATTGTAAGTTACCTAAGAATTGGAGCGAGAAGTTTTGCAGCATCGAATGTTTGTCAATTGAAGAAATGTGCGCGGAGTTTGATGATTGAGATTTTGTAACCAAAAATTAGTTACAAAAACAATTACAACAAATAGGTGGTTACAAAAATAAATGGTTTTGTAACCATGTCAATACCAAAGTCGCGGTTACAAAAAGTGGGTGGTTACAAAAACGCTAATTCAAAACAATTATATACCTCCAGTCGCTCCTTTAGATTAGTGGAGGAAGAGGAAGGCACGACCACCGGCGCAACACTCAGAGCAAGCGAGCGATAGAGGCGTCGGAAGAACAGTCAGTAAGAAGCAGCGAATCAGAGTCCCACCCCCCGAAGGTAAAAGCGAACGTCTAAGGCTTGCATAAGACAACGAGAAAAGCCGCCGGGGGGGAAACTCCTTTTTGTAACCATCTTTTTGTAACCATCTTTTTGTAACCAAATTTCTCTCTTTGTTTTTGTAACCACGATTGTTATTCCTACGGTTACAAAACCAATTGTTTTTGTAACCAAGTTAGAAATCGACAGCCTTAAGTAGGGACACCTTCTCCGAGTAACATGGCTCTTGAAGCGATTGTGAGGAATGAACAAATGAAGCGAACGATGAAATTGTGTTTCGGCACTGGTTTTGTAACCTTCAAAGAAGGTGACAGCAACCCTGTCAGGATTAGTCCTGTGTCCGATTCTACAATGTGGGAACTGTTCGACATGGCCCGTGAAGCGAACTACACAGCGGAGATGGTAGCATGAAGTGGACTAATCATGTTGAGTGGCGCAGCAGCGAGGAAGATTTTGCTTACTGCGCTCATATCCTCGTTCGACAGAACGTCAAGGGCGCACGAAGAGAGATGCACGAATATTATGCAGATTATGAGGAAGTCCTTTGGGGTCACGCTATTGAGTTCCTTGCGAAAGGCTTCTCGGTCATTTCACTTGACTTGTATGAGGTATCTTGATTTTGTAACCATCTTTTTGTAACCATCTCTATCCCTGATTTTGTAACCATCTCTCTCTGTGGTTTTGTAACCATCTTTCTCTCTATCCCTGTTTTTGTAACCATCTCTCTCTATCCCTGTTTTTGTAACCATCTCTCTTTTCTCTCTCTTTCTCTCTTTTTGTAACCATATGTTTTTGTAACCAGTTGCCCGGCGTGTTTTTGTAACCATGATATTTTGGGCTGAATTGTTACGCCTACGTGAGTCATGCGATTTCGTGCCGTGGTTACAAAAACCACGGCGGACCCAAAAACGTCCCGGAAGGGTCGAAAATGGTTACAAATCCGACGAGTATTGATATACCGGCATCCTTTCGGCAGGGGTATGTCATACGACATTGAAACACAACTTGAGAACGAAAACCCGCAGACAGCGAGCCGCTTGACGGCCCTTGTCGCGGTTGTATGGAGCCTATCCTTTGGCTTCATTCAGAGCGTAGTAAAGGCGGCCGGAGTCCCGGCCCTCACTCGCTACGACGACCGACGAAAGACCGCACGGAGCGCGCATGCAATCCGTGAGTCGCTGGCCCACATGTGGGACATCATGGAGATAAACACAGCCCCGCACTCATGGGGCTTCCTCCCTGCGTCCCTCATTGGACACGAGAAGGTGAAGCCGATTGGTTCCCGATTGCAGAACGCAGATATTGACGTTGCACTTCGGACCTATGCCCTAAATCCAAAGGGTGTTGGCTACTCCATCAACGTCCTACAATCTGGTAAGGTCAAGCACCTCGTGAAGTGGGCTGCTGTATGGCCGAAGTGGATACGTGCCGTGTTCGCTGCTGGTGGTCACAACCCACGCAGCAAGCGCACCGCTGACGAAGCCAAGAAGAACAGCAAGGGCGGCGTTCACGATGGCCTTCGGTTCTACTGTAACCGCTGCAACTCATGGAAGGACAACGACGGCGACGTGACCTCAGATTTCGGTCCCGAGTGCCGTGGCTGTGGTGATGTCACCGTTCGCGCTGAACGCATCGGTGAGCAGTCCGACAGATACGAGGCTAAGGTTCGCATTCCTGTCATCCATGACAAGCATTGGTCGATGAATAGCGTCACCCTCAAGGGAAACAGCAACGACAGCGGCGACATCATCGCGGAGAACCCATACGACAACAGCCGTTCACGCCCCAACTACAACGTGGGCCGATTGGCCCGAAAGTTGGGCCTCGGCTCAGGCCGATTTCACCACCGCATCATGGCAACCGTCATGACGCAGAATGAAGGCTACACCCATGAATCACGCTGGTTCGTTTGGGTTGCTGTCCCATGCTCCTCAGATGGTGACATCAAGGACAAGCAAGCGTTGAAACTCAGCAAGTTGACTGTGCCAGAATGCAACGAGATGATACGCACTCACAACCAGTTGCAGCACCGTCATGCGATTATCAACGCTGATTGGAACGGCATCACGGGCGCAAAACCCGCAGACAGGAAGGCACTCAAAGCCATCAAACTTTGAAAACCTGAATCCGGGGGGTGGCTTCGGCCACCCCCCACCTTTTTTTTGTCTACCCTCAGACACGACCTCAGAAATACCGTTTCCTTGCGTGAGGATTGCGCTCAGAGGCCGTTCACCTATGAATAGGTCCAGACCTACCACCGCACCTATGAATAGGCCTCAGAGCGATTCTAAGCACTCTTTATGGATTTGGTATCTCTGCGCCTCCAAAAATAACAAATTATCTCGCCGCCACCATAGCCCAGCACCTCACAATTTTTTTTACAAAAAAATTCAAAACCAACTATATATTATCTCGTTTTTCTGACTACTCCGCCGACACCGCCACTATACTGCCGTGGCAGCGTTTGACCTACACTTCCGCCAATCCATTCGCCGCCCGTCAAACTGCCCATCACCACAGGCATTGGGTTGTTAGGAATCTGCAACTGGTCAACGGCGTGTGCGAACGCCATAACTGCGTCGTTGTGTTTGCCCAAGTCCACAATCAGTCCATCTCTCCACGCATGGGTTTCTAACTCGGCCAGCAAAATCTCGACCAGTCGTCGTGTGCTGTCGTCGCCATACGGAAAGACCAACTTTTCACGCTCAAACCAGACCCGCAATCTATTCATCAAGCCCTGCTTTAACGTCCGATTACTTACCCGGCTTTTCTTATAATCTACAACTGCACCCTTCTGCGCCAGCAAACTTTCATACATCTGCTGAAAACCTACATCTTCGGCAGCAAGGGGTGGATTACCATACGCCTTAAGCAACTCAATCAGCACATCAGCCTGTCTATCTGGTGGGAAATCATTACGACGCCACAAATTGACCAAGTGGACAAATCCCTCAGAGTCCTGACGCACCACAGCAATCACAGAATAGTCCTTACCCAAGCCATGAGATGGGTCAAACCCAATAACATACCGTGAGTCATCGTGTAACTTCTCTGCCTCAATCACTCCATCCATGTTTAGATTTTTACGAATCAACATACGGGGATATACTGCTGCCTCATCGTCAACTACTCTACACAAATACTCTTGAATAAAGGACAACTCACCCATCGCTTGTTTCTGCTCCATTAGGAAATCAATAGGTCTATACTCAGGCCACAACTCTTGTGGTGAATTATTCTCAGGGTCTTCTTTGTATTGGTCCCAGTTTTCTACGGCACTCCACACACCACTCTTCCAGACCTCGCTTTCGAGCATTTCTGTGTGGTATAAATCATTCATACTCATAGGTGTGCCAACAACATAGATGCTTGTGCCGGGACTGAGCATGGGTGTGACCTTCTTACGAAACCATTCGCGGACAACATTCATGTTCATGTCGCCCATATCGTCCAGAACGTCATCAAAAGCGATAGCCGCAGGGTGTTCACCACGAATAGCGGACCCGACACTGGTTGCACGAATCCACGCACCGTTTGTCAACCGCAACTCTAACTTGTTACCGCGCCGTGGGTCAATATACCGCGACAACTCAGGATGACATTTTAAGTCCTCACGAATCTCTTCAAGCCTTCTAATTGCCAAGTCCTTACTGGCCGAAAACAACCAGATAGTAAATGGCTTGTTTCGCCACTTTTCAAACAGACATTGATGCAGCAACTTCACACGAAGAGTAGTGGACTTACTATGGTCACGGGGTGCAATGACACAAACTCGATGAACTTGTGAACCTTTGCGCTCACCGTATAAATCCATCCACTCGCCAATATGCTTACCCCATGTATATCCGAGCCATTTGTAAAAATACTCAATGTCTGCCTTGCTACGTGCCATCGCAAAAACAGAATTACCCACCACACTAAATCACCTCGGACCAAGAGCCTTTTTGCCACAATAAGGACATATACGTTTTAACGCCTTGCTTCTCAACATACGGTTAGTAGCCCAACCGCAAGCATGACAAATAGCAGCCTCCCACTCAGTCATCTTACCACCCGCATGTAACCACAGTATGTGCGAACACCTTCAACATAAACAATACATTTAGTAGCGCAGCACATCTTTTCTTTACCACACTCGTTGCACTTACGCAACTTTCGCATCTTATTCTTCGCCATTTTCCATCACCGGCGCATACAAACTACCCACTAATCCTTGTTCGCAGTCAATAATGTGAGCGCACAAGCCGGGGCGTGAACGATACCCGTGTCGTGCGTGATACCTGTCGGTTCCTGAAAGAGATGGCAACTGCACAACAAACGCGCCGTCCTTCTCGACCAAAGACCTGTGATGCAAGTGACCGTGGAACCAAACGTGGTTTTCACACATGCCCCACTCCTTGCGCTTTTCCTGACTCATAAGAGAAGGAAGCCTTGCTGGTTTAATGGAATCGCCGTGCGTAAAGCCCAGTAGATTTTCGCGCCACACCACATACTGGCGTGTGCCAGCGTTGATAACCACTTCTACATCTTCGGCATTCTCATACACGGCACTCAGATACATCATAAGTGCTATACTGGTCATACGGTCGTGATTACCCGGCATGAAAACAACCTGCACAGGAGCGACAGCGCGTAGCATTTCGATATGTTCACGAGCCATTTCGCAACCACTCATTACAATCTGACCGGGAGAGCCAGCCACATCTTGCTGAGTCCCGCGTGTAGTAGTAGCGGCATCAGTATCGACATGGAACCAATCGCTACCCGTAGGAACAATAATCTTTTCAGGTTGGCCCGGAAGACGACCAATCAAGTTCTTGGTCTTACTAACCAGCCTCTCTTTGGCAATTTCAAAGCCATACGCCTCGCCTGTTTCGTCTTGCCAGCCATACATACCCCAGTGGAAGTCCGTAGGGGAGATAACTGCGACATACTCCGCCATAGCAGCCTCTAACACAATTGGTTCATACCGCTTAGAGTGGTCTACGTTAGCCAACAAATTGCGGAACTCGTTAAGAAGATAGTAGTCCAATTCGTTAAACGCCTCGGCATCCTTTTTCATTTGAGTCATCATCTTAGCCTCAGCCTTCTTCATGAAAGCCATACGTTGCTTTTCGATAACCTCTTCAATCAAGTCGTCTATTGGACGAGCAAGCATATCGCCGTCTGTAAATGGGTCCATTTCATGTTTCCACTCATGCACCCGAACATACTCAGCAATCCACTGGCGAGGAAAGTTGAACTTCAACGCCATCTGACTTACAGTGTAGCCCTTACCCATGAAATCACTATATGTTTCGCGCATAAGCCTATGTGTATTACCATCAACAACAACTAAACCAGAATTAAGGCTGGTGATATATCTATCATTCTGCTTATCATGATAATAAGGCTCAGTCATCAACCAATCTTCTTCTATGTCTTTGAAGTCACTTGGGTTAGGCAACTCCATTTTATTTCTCAGCAACCAATTACGAATGTTTTTTCGCCAACTTTCTGCTGCTACTTGTTTATCATCAACGCTGGACAAAAATCTCGCAAACTCAGTTAAGTTACTCCAACCTTTTTCTACATGGGAGCGAATCAATGCTTCAACATACATCGCTCTCGCCGTTTCATTTCCCGCCATAAACCTACTAAATGCCGATTGGGTTATAAATGGACCCGTTACGTTATTTGATTTTATTGTATTTGCAGCCCCAAAAAGAATTAAACGCACTACTGAATCGCAAAATTGCTTATTATTTTTTTACTTCATTAATGTATTAAGGTTTTTCCTAATAATCTAAAACATCTTTGAACAAAAAAAACAATTAAACAAATCGCATTACTGAAACCCATTGATTTTTTCTGACAAAAACATAACTAAGAAAAAGAAATAACTATGGCGAATGTTCATACAACGCGCGAACCCTGTGCGGACTAATGGACGATAGAGAAATCTTGAACCGCCTATACCTCATTCAAGGGAGGCTGGACGAACAGTCCCGCGTATTCAATGAGTTCCGCACTCATTTTAAGCCGATTTACGACAACTCGGCCCGTCTTTTGTCGGTCGAAACCAAAGTTGACGAGATGCAAAAGGACATACGGGAAATCAAAAACGGCCCACTTTACTCCGTAGACCGTGCAATCAACAAAAAAGTGGCAAAAAGTGGTGGATTATTGGCAATTTTGCTAATTTTTCTACAATCTATCACAATGATTTAAGAACCACCGGCAACAGTAGCCTTTCATGGCAGAGCGTCAGCGTCGATTTTCATTCTTCCGACGAAGAAACGTCGAGGCAGAAGAAAAACCACAAGAGCGCATCTCTACTAACACGCCCCTGCGTGTTGCTGCTGGTATTCCTGACATCATGCGCGACACCGAGGTCTTGCAGAAAGACAGCAACTTTGACAATGAGTTTGACCTTTACGACAAAATGATTAAGTTAGACCCAGAACTCAACGGCGCAGTCCGCGCAGTTTCGCTTACAGCAAACAATTACGAAGTGGATTTCTCACGCGGGAAGAATACTACAATACGAAATGCTGTCCAAGAACTAATGGACTCTATTGAGTTTGATGACTTTCTCATCAATGCTATGCGCTCACTTATGGTATATGGAAATGACATCAACAAAATTGTTGGACGGGCTGGTGTAGGTATAACAGGAGTGCAAAGCGTTCCCGTCAAGCAAATCACAATTGTTGACGAGCGTGGCGGTCTTGGCTCTTACTTTGTAGCAGACGAAGATACGCCTATCTCACGCGCAATCACATACATGCTACGCGAAGGCACAATGTATGAACAGGCGTTCCCTGCTGACGAAATGCTACACATCAGGATTGACTACCGGTCTAACTGGTTCACCGACAACAAAGGTCGCCGCACCTACGGCGTGTGGGGTGCTTCCCGCTTTACCTCGCTAAAACAACCTATACGCGCAAAGTATAACACAATTAACAACCGCGTTAGCCTTGAAGATGCGATGACCAAGCAGTATATTACTATTGACAAATCTGCTATCGAACACATCCAAGACCCTAACGAGCAAAAACAGCGGCTACAATACATCATAGACGAGGTCATCAAACTTTTCGATGGACTGCGAGGCGACCAAATCCCCGTCCTACCCCACTACGTGCAACTACACCACGTTGATTTACAAAACGCAATCCCACAATCGTCACAGTTTCTTGACAGTATTAACGCTGACATTGCCGCTGTGCTACAAGTCCCTCGTGTTGCTGCGGGTCAAGAGCAGGGTAGCACCTTCGCAGCCACCTACAACGCTAACTTATGGGCCGTGCAAGCAATTAGCCGCCTCCAAAAGATTCTTGGCGAGGCAGTTCATGAACTTTTTTCAATGCACCTTACACTGAAAGGTATTGAACACTCAAAGAAAGATATACCCCCTATTCGCTTTGAGGCAATGAACGAAGAATCGCCTCTTGCTATGATGCAACGCGCTGTTCTTGGTTATAACGCTGGCATCATTACACTAAATCAGGCTCTTGACATGGTGAATCTACCAGTAGCAGGACGACCCGGTAACACACGTAAGGAAGGTTCAAACAACACTCAACCAATGGGTGAGTTGCCCCGTGAGGATTCACAGCCGGGGGCTTCGGAGATGAGACAAGATGGTGAAGGAAGGTAAGTCGTTTAATGACCGTATGGTTTCGCGGACGGTTCTTCCCGTCATTTATCTGTGGATGCTTGCCGCCGGAGCGGTCGTCGGTATGGGTATTTATGCTCCTGATGTGGTTCTCACTAATTTGGACGGCTTCATTGCCCTAATCGCAATTATTGGTGGCGTAGCGGCTCCTGCCTTCAACACACTATTACGCATGTGGGAACAAGAGCAATCAAAGGAAGGCGACGAAATCCCAACAGATTCACAACACGAGCGAGATAGAGAGGCCGCTGAACATGAACATCAAATGGAGATGGAGAAGAGAATGGAGAAGCCGTGGGGTGGGGGCGATGAGTGACCAACCTGATGACTTCGATATGTTAGTTCGTAAAGCCAAAACACTCGCAGAAGCCACAGGTCGTAGCGAAGAAGATGTTCTTGCAGACCTCATGGATGATGGTGTTCTCAATGAATCCAACAAAGAAAAGCGTGACCTTGTATCTGAACTAAAAGAAGCAGCAGAACTTATCAACACAGTCCAAGCCATCAACAAAGAAGTATCCGATAACAAGGTCTTAAATGGTGGGGACAACAAGACAGAAGTTGCCATCGAAACCACGCTTGAAGGCGATATTGTAGACAGGGCCATCGAATCTGTCCAGCGTAAGGCCGAAAACATCAAGAAAATTATTATTCTTATAGCCCCCGTTTTCCTATTGATTGGTGGCGGCGGCTCCCTTGAAATGTTTGGTGTGACTGACTTTGTTGGTGACGATGACGAATACTACGAAGACCCTTACATCTCACCGGAAGTGTGGGGCTGCACAAATTGGGAGGCAGATAATTACGACGAATACGCTACACTAGATGATGGGTCTTGTGAATATCCTGTGTATGGTTGCACAAACGATGCCGCTCCTAATTATGACCCTGATGCCACCGTTGATGATGGGTCATGTGAACCGTTACCTCCACCACCTCGACCCGGATGCACTGACCCCGAAGCGGAAAATTATGATGATGACGCGCAGCAAGACGATGGCTCATGCACATATCCTCCTGAACCAGTATATGGTTGTATGGACTCAGAGGCAGATAACTACGACAGTGAGGCCACAGAAGACGACGGGTCTTGCGAATATCCACCTGAACCCGTGTATGGCTGCACAGATGACTCTGCCAATAACTACAATCCAGAAGCAACCGAAGACGACGAGTCATGCGAATATGACCCTGAGCCAGAGTGTGAGGTTGAAATCACCAATCACTACCGAGGCCATGTAGCCGAAGATGCAGAGCAAGATGCTATCTTAGTAGCCTTCCGTGTGGTTCCAACCGATTGCGAAGGCGAAACAATCGAAATTGATGTTGACATGCACCCTCCGGGTGAAGACGATGAGGTTGACTACCATCATTATGTAACTGTATCTGGCGATGAACCTACTGATGTTTCCCATACTTTTGATGACGTTGCCGTGGGTGTATGGGTTCCCCGTATCACAGCAATGATTGATGACGAAGAAATTGAGCGGATTTGGATGTGGTCTATCGAAGTAGAAGAACAACCTTGCGAGATTAACCTATATGGTATCAACATAGGCACTAACAACACATCTGCTGTTGTATTCTACGACCTTGATTGCGGCACAGAGCCTAATGACTTAGATGGTTACAACGTATCTGTGCAGTTCCTCGTATATTCTGTGAACTCAAGTAATGGGACTAATCCTCCCATCCAATACAACACTTCTTTACATTATGTTCAGGGTTATGCAGATGACCCTCAGATGCTTCGTCTAAGTAACTTTACTGATGGTAACTCTACTCATTATGATTTCTATTGGTATGCTATATGGGAAGATGCAGACGGAGAGCAGCAAATGATGGAGCGCAAGTGGTTGAACAGGGAGTTATCCCCATGAAGTTCAAAGTTATGAGCGAAAAGCAAATTAGTTCTACCACTGACAACTTTGTAACGGCTGAGGAAAAAGGCTATCCTGAAATCGTTGCGCCGCTCACCTATTTCGTAAGAGTTAGTCACGAAGAAGTGCTTGGCTATACATCATATAGGGACATGGGTGGTTTTTACTTCGTAGGTAATACATTTATTCATCCTATCGCAAGAGGACAAGGCGTGTATGGTGAATTACTTTCACACCGGAACCGCTGTCTTCCTGAAAAACCAAAGGTTACACTTGTCAATCCAATCAACGGGACTAATCCAGAAATACTATTTGCTCAGGTTGAGAAGCAAGGTGGTGTCAAAGTTACTTGCTACGAAGATGTCGCAGACATTATGAGCAAAGAAATATACGAGCATTTGGTAAAGTTACCAATTTTTATTTACAGGTGATTACATGCCAACACGCGGAGCAGACGAACCAAGAGATAAGTTCCTTACTCGATGTATGTCCGACTCAAAAATGCTTGATGAGTTTGGCAACACAAAACAACGGTATGCGGTTTGCATTAGTTATGCTGATAAATCATCCAGTGCGTCCCAAACAAACATGGAGTTGTGTGATTCATGTTCTTCTGAGGACAAGTGTTCCGAAGAAGGTAAGTGTATGGGTGAAGATGCTACTGCCAAACACGGCGGTCAGCACGGTCGTCCGGGTCGTAATGACCCACGCAAAACACCAGCCAAGCCAAGCGAACGGCGCAAAGGCAGCAAGCGTAATCCACCCGGCTCTGCTAAGGGTAAAGGTGGCAAGATTACATTTAGCAAGCAAACCGAATCTACTCTTAGAGAAATGGTGACTAAGCACAACGCTAAGAATGAGCGTAAGGTAACTCTTGGTATGCTCAAGGCTGTATATCGTCGCGGAGCAGGGGCATTCAGCACATCTCACGCACCTAACATGAGTCGTGGTGGATGGGCATTTGCACGAGTTCGCGCATTCCTATATCTGGTTCGTCGCGGACGACCAAGCAATCCTAACTACAAACAGGACAACGACCTTCTTCCTAAGTCGCACCCGCGAGCAAACGACATGGAAATGTATGAAGATTGGGGTATTTCTGCTACCGCAGCAGAATATCAAGGTCGTTCAGTAACTCTTAACAAACCATTCCGAACACCTAATCAGAAAAAGAAGTTTGGTGTGTATGTGCGAAATAGTGCTGGTCGTGTTATTATTGTCAGGTTTGGCGACCCTAACATGGAAATCAAGCGTGATGACCCAAAGCGACGCAAGGCGTTCCGTGACCGACACAATTGTTCCACAGCAACAGATAAGACAACGCCTCGTTACTGGTCTTGCCGTCAATGGCGCGGCGGCTCTCGTGTTGAAGCAGACCATGTAAAAGACCACGATGAAGAAGAAGAGAATAAGATTAGACGTTCAATGCGAAGAAATCTTAAAAGATACTGAATATTCTTAAATCATTCAGTGTTTCGGTAAATCTATGGCAATGATACGCCGAGATGTATTTGACAATCCCGGTGAGGCCACAGAAAGAGCGAAAGAACTCGGTCTTGATGGCATTCACTCACACGAAGAAGACGGTAAAACAGTTTTTATGCCGGGTAAAACCCATGAAGAATACATGAAAAAAACCGGTGGAAAAGACGTTGAGCAAAAAGTCGAAGGTTACAAGAAGAAAGAAGACGAGTATATGTCTGTAACTATTGACCTTGAAGTCGATGAGATGGAAGCGGTCGTTGAGGCTGCTACCGGCAAGTCAATTATTGAGTTGCGTGGTGTTGCATTCCATGAAGGATATAACAAGAATGGATGGTCACTTACACGCGAAGCAGCAGAGAAGGTCATTCCACAGATGATTGGCGCAGATGTCACTCTTAACCATCCTAAGACAAAGGAGCAGGGCGCGGGATTCACGCGCAACATGGATGGTGGCGTGGACGAAGCCGTTGTCGGCGTAGTTCGATACGCATCTATCCATGACCTGCCCGAAGGCAAGTGGGAAGTTCGATACGTTGCTCATGTAGTCCGCACAGAATTGTTTAACGCTCTTGAGTCCGGCCTTTGGAACCGTGACAACTATGGAGTTTCTATCGGCGGCACTGGTATTCCTGTATCTTCCTCAGAAGACGGTATTATCTTCGGTCCGAAGTTCCGATTCGACCACCTTGCGATTGTCCACAAACCAGCCTATCCTCGGGCTAATATCGAATCAGTCAAGCGAATTAAGCCTGAAACACAGCCAATGATGGCCGGTGAAACCCTTAAGTATGACTCACCACTTGAGCAGAATCAACAGCAGGTGATTGCGAACATGAGTGATGACGGATTCGATTATGAGGCCGAGAACGAGAATCTACACGGGGAGATTGAATCCCTTAAGGCAGACCTCGTTATGGCAAATGCAAAGGTGAATGAATATACGGCAGCAGAGGAAGCCCGCGCAGAAGAAGTTCGCGCAGGTCTTGTATCTGAGGCTGCTGAACTTGGAATGTCCGGTCATGAAGACCTGTCCGCTGACACTCTTTCTTCCCTTATCGCATCATGGCGCGAGGCTCACCCAGAGCCAGTGCCAGTTGAGATGGCCCCTGTTGCAGAGCCACAGGTTGCTTCCGAGCAGCCAGCAGTTGCATCTGCACAGCCACAGTCGGTCGTCGCTAACTACCTCAACGGTTCTCTTCTTGAAACCAGCGAGGACTCATATGCTCGCGCATGGAACGCTTGGGCTTCCGCTTGGAACCGCACACTAGCGGTTGCTGAGAAGGACCGCATGAGCGCACCTAACTTCACTGAAATGAAGGAGATGATTTGAAATGGCATACGGACAAGGCGCAGACCCACGAACCGCAACTTTGATAGACACTACCACTGTTAGTGGTCCCGGTTTCTTGCTAACTAACGATAGCACTAACAACAAGTTGGATTTGTGCGCTGCAACTGAGGTTCCACTCGGTGTCAGCGTAGCAGATTCTTCCCGCGATGCAGATAACGTTCTTGAAACAGCAAATGCTACTATCTCCTACTACCCATTAGGAGGAATGTTCTTACTTGCTTCTGATGCGGTGACTTACTCTCTGGGACAACTTGTCTACGCTAACAACGCTGGTCGCGTGACCAATGTTGCTGGCTCCAACAAAAAGGTCGGAATCTATGTAGGAAACGGTGAAACCGCAACTGCTGGCGACCTTGTTCCAGTAAGCACTACAACGGCGGCTGATGCTTGAAGGTGATGAAAAATGGCAAACGATACACTCGACACAATACTAAACGTAGAAGCGGCCGCAGGGCCTTTCGCACCGGGCGACCAAGTTCTTGAGCAGACGCTCCGTGACTTCATCCAACTACAATCCAACGTGATTTCCGTCGGAACAAAGGTCGTCGGAGTTCGCTCCGTCCCGTGGCTTGAGTTCAAGTGGTTCACTGGCGTGAACGGCTCATTCTCCTACCCCATCGACGATGTAGCAATCGTAGACCCAACCAAGATTGGAACTGCTAACTACACTGTCAAGTTGGAAAAGGGTCAGGGTCGATGCACTTTCCTCGACGCTGTTCGCCTACGCGGTGAATCCTTTGAGAACATCGACCGCCAGCAACTCGGTATTGTCCGCGCTCGCGCAGACACCATCGACAACCACATCCTAACGAAGTTGATGGCTGGTGCTGACAACTCCGCTGCTGCAACCGCAGTATTCGGTAGCGCAACTGCTGACGAAGAGAAGGACATCCTCGACGCTATGGATGACATCTTCGCTAACGCTCGTGTTCAGGGCGATGAGCCAATGGCTCTTATCCTCCCTGCTGACAAGCGCAGCGCAATGCTCAACACACAGTTGTTTGGTAACGTCGTAGAGTCAATGGCTGACCACCTACGCCGCGTTGCTAACCTAACTATCTACTACTCCCGTGACTTCGGAGGTAGCGGAGAAGCACTCGGTAACGATGCACTACTCATGATTCCCGGTGGAGAAACAGCAGAGTTCTTTACCTACAACGGACCCGGCTTCCAAGAGACAGAACTAACCCGCATCCCCGGTGTCGGTTTCGACTGGCTCCTAAGCGGCTACATGGGAAGCGTAATCCACGAACACCAAGACGGTGCTGCGGCTGGTAAGAGTCATCGCCTCTTCAAGATTACGGGCGTCCGCGCTTGATTCTTGGAGATACGATACTACTACTGAGGTGAATTAAATGGCACAAAACAGAAAGTTCCAGAACTTTGTCGAAAACAAATACATGGCTGATAACGCTGTGGGAACATCCGAAATTGTCGCTGATTCAGTTACCAACGCTAAGTTGTCTCCTGCACAGGCAAAGTCACTCGTGTTCCTATACGATTTCTCCACTCAGGCTGGCGCACAAGGCGCAATCACCATGACCAACACGGCTGGTGGCGCACAACAGATTCCTGACAACGCTGTTATCACAAAGGCAGTTATCGAAGTCGAAACAGCAGTTACTTCTGGTGGCTCGGCTACTGTCGCAATCGGAATCACAGGTAACACTGACGCATTCATTGGGGCAACCGCTGGTGCTAAGGCTAACTACACTCTTGGTGCTTGCTTAGACATGACTTACAGAAGCAGCAACGGCAACGACCTACCAATCAAGACGAGCGCAGCACGAAACGTGCTTGCTACGATTGGGACTGCTGACCTAACGGCTGGCAAGTTGCGTGTTTATGTTGAGTTCTACGAGGGCGCGTGATAGCGTGGACGAGTGGACTGACAAGAACGGCGATGTTTATCAGCGCGTTGAAGGCTCTCCTGACCACGCACCTGTCTACAAGGTCGTCACTAAGGCTAAGAAGGCAGCCAAGAAGTCACGCGCTTCTAAGAAGAAGGAGTGAGCCACATGGCTACTAAGGCTGGTCTTGCGAAGCAGTTGCGAAGCCGTGGTATTCCCGTCCCAAAGGACGGCAAGGTCGCGGATTATCAACACCGTTTGGACACATGGCTACCCGGTAAGGGTTACGTTGTGCGCTTGGCAAAGCCATCTTCTCGTATTGGCGACCTTAACCACCCAATCCATCTACTTAAGAGTAAGCAAGATGTGTATTGGCTCCCAAACAGTGAGATGGCACAACAGATTGTAGGGACGAGATTAGTGTTCGTCCTCGACAGAACCACGGAACCTTCAAAGGACACCGTGATAATAGACACACCGAGGGTTAGCGATGGCAGTCACAACGGCGCAGATTCGTGACCTTCTGAACAGGCCACGCGGCCTTAACGAAGGGACTATCAACGAGTATATCACAATCCGAACAGCGGAAGTGAACAAGAAGACCCGACAGGCTGATTTATTCGGCGTAACAGATACTTACGCTCCTGATACTACGGTCAAGGAGTCGGCAATTAAGTTCCTTGTGTGTGTGGACTGTCTCAGAGTGCTTATTGACACAATCCCTGCGGTTGTGCCTGAAAAGCAGCAGGGTGTTTCAGATATTCGTTTTAACAAGCAATTACAATCATTCCAAGCGCAAGCGGATTCCGCCCTTGCGCTCATAGCAGAAGCGGGAGGGACTGCATTCTACACGAGTGCATCTACTACCCGTGTTGGTGGAACCACGAGTGGAGCGCAGTTGGCCGGTTCTTTAGACCAAGACAACTGATAGAGAGGTCATTACATGGCAGATGTTGTATGGGCAGGGGGAACTTCTACTGCGGCGGGAACTGCGGCAAATTGGACTGGTGGCTCATTGCCCGGTTCCGGCGATGTTGCTGTATTTAGGACTGGTGCGACAAGAGATTGCGTGTGGGATGCGTCGGCTATTGCTTCCCTTCAAGGTCTAAAAATAGAAGATGATTTTAACAAAATACTCATATTTTCAGCCACAGGAACTCTTAATCTCACATCTGCTGGTCTAATAATTGAAAAGTCGGGAGCAATTTCTGTTACACATGCAAGTGGTTTTACGTTTGCCTTTTCGGGAGCATTACCCTTTACTGGCAACATAGAATCGTATGTTAAAATAGATTCGACCAACGACACCACACTCGATACATCATTTAACGGTATGTTTGTAGATGCGGCATCACGAACAGGTATGACATTTACCTTTGCCATACCAACTGGCGTAGATGTAATTATGGATGATGGTGTTTATCCCAACTTAACACTTAACGCCGCAAGTGGCACATGCTTCTTTGCTATGATTTATGGTGCGCCGTTTAACAATTATGGGCAAGTTGACATACGTAATTTTACTGCTGGAAATAGTGTGGAAGTTCGTAAAGCCGCAACTACTTATTTTCCCGTCACAAACGATTACCAAAAAGCATTTATTTTTAATGGCACTTTGACAATAAACACTGATTACTTTTACACATATCGCTCAAGTGTAACATATGTTCCACAAAGTGCAGCCACGTATAGGTTTCCTGCCGATGGAGAGACAAACTTTGGCGGAGGTGCTAACTTTTATGCACAACATTACGATGTAGTGATTGCACAAGGCGATGCTGCCGGAACTGCTTGCCTTCTTGATACTGGACACATTCTTTCGTGTAATTCTATTCGTGTTTTAGAAGGTGCAGTTTTAGTTGGTCCGGGGGAGCATCCCGGTAGTGAAATACGTTCGGTAAGAAGGCCAGTCATTGATGGCACATGGAACTTCGTGCAGGTCGCAGACGGCATTTATTCATCTAATGACCCTACACCTTTCTTCGGTGTGCCTCAAGGTGGCACAGGATTAACTACTACTCTTAAGAATGGTTTGTTGATGGGTAACGATATGAACGCCCTACTTACAGATGCAAACCTAACTTTCATCAATAGCATTCTTCACGCAGATGAAGGGTTGAAAATAAGCGAAGTTGCAGACCCTCCTGACCATGTGGCCGGAACAGGTATTCTATGGGTGCATGATGATGCGCCAAGCAACTTATACTTCACAGACGATGCAGGGAATGATATAGCACTAACTAATGGCGGTGCTGTTATAGGCGGTGGTATTACCGCGCTCACAGGAAACGTAACCGCCAGTGGTTCCGGCTCCGTAGCCGCTACTATTGCTGATGAGGCCGTGACATACGCCAAGATGCAACACGTATCAGCAACAAGTAGGGTATTGGGAAGAATCACAGGTGGAGCGGGTGATGTTGAGGAATTGACAGGTGCTAATATCCGAACTATTGCTAATGTTGAAGATGGAGCAGATGTAACAGACGCAACTAATGTTGCTGCTGCTGGCGCACTAATGGATAGTGAAGTTACTAATCTTGCGTTCGTAAAAGGATTGACTGGTGGGATTTCAAACGGAAATGTATTAGTCGCAAATGCGGCAGTAGTAGATGATGATTTCTTAAGAGTAGATGGAACACAAATAGAAGGTAGGAGTGCGGCAGAAGTTAAGGCAGATTTAGATTTAGAACCCGCCGACATTATAACTGCGTCACTTGGCGCAGCATTAACAGTAGTGACTCTTGCGACCAGCGTAAGTGGTTTTACTTCGGGTGCTTATACAATTGCTCCTATGGCGAATGTTGTAAAAGATGTGACAAGTGCATGGGATACTTCTAATTATTATTTCACGGCTCCTTCTGCTGGCATATACCAAATAGAATGGTCGGCTTCAATAAGATACATTACAACATCCCATGCGTGTGTTACCCGTATTCAAAAAGACACTGGAAGTGGTTTCGCTTTGCTTGCTGGCGGAACTACCGCGCATGATAGTGGTGCGATAAGTAATGGCACATGGACAGGCGAACTTGCTTCTGGGGATAAAGTAGCCCTATACGTTTTTCACAATGGGGGTTCTGGTAAAAACCTCATAGGGGATAGCGTGGCAGCCAATTTCACCCATATGGGTATTAGGATGGTGGGAACATGACGAAAACACTTGCAGAAGTATTGGTTGAAAATTACCCCGATTATGTCCCGTGGTGGCATGGGTGTGTTCAAGATGATGGTAACGGCCCTTACTTTCGCAGAGACATATGGCCTACGGGTGAACTTGGCCCAGCACCAACAGATGCACAACTTACGGAGTGGATGAATGAATGAGCAAAAGACAAGGAAAAATAGTATATCAACCGCCTGAAAAGTCCTTTACACAGGTGAACATTGAAGAGACACCGCATGGCTACAAGATATACAGGCCGGGGGCTGACAGACCATTTACCGTGATTCCGTTAAGTGCCGTGAAACAAATCCTGTATGATAGAGAAGGTGAAAAAAGATGATGAGTGAAATTGAGATTTGGCTACCCGTTGCTGCTTTAGTTGCGGCTTTTGGAGTATGGGCTTACAAGAGGTATCAGGTCATTATGGCAGACGGAAAGGTCAGCCTTGATGAAATTATTGATGCTGTAACAGAAGGCACAGACAAGGTAGAAGAGATTCAAGAAGCCGTTGAGGATGCTAAGGACGGAGAGTAATGACCTATTATTGCTCGGTGGCCGACGTTGGCTCTCGTCTTGGGTTAGATAGCGCACAAAGAACTCGCGCTACCAGCCGTATTACCTCTGCTATCCGCAGGGCTACCATAGACATTGACCAGACCTACCGAGATTACGGTCGTGACACTCCCGCAAAAAGCATCAAATCAACCACGCTGAACGGCTCCGTTTCTGCTGGTGCTACCAGCATTACCCTCGCAAGCGGAACGGGCTTTAGCAACGCTGGAAACGGCAATATAGACGGTGATTCATTCGCATGGACTGGTAAGTCCACTAACGACCTCACAGGATGCACAGGTATCTCCTTCGACCACGCTACCGGCGTGACCGTCGAAGAAGGTGAGGAAGCACACATATTACGTGAGGTTTGCGCTGACTTAGCAGCCTCTTACTACTACGAGGATGAATCCACCTTCCAAACACAATCGGTCGAAGGTGGGATGCGCGGCACTATGTTGAAAGACCGTGGCAACATGAGCCTTCGACGCCTCGCTCACCTCGGTTCTGTTGACTGAGGTGATTATATGATTGATTTCAAGATACCACCAATCGGTCGTGAAGTTAGAAAGTATATGGATAAGTTTGGCGATAAAGCCGTTGATGAAATAGTCAAGGTTATGAAAAAAGCCGGTCAAGATGAAGTCCGTAATACTCGTAATCGTTTGTTCAGTCGAAGCACAACAAGCGGAGACATATATCAAAAAGTAGGCTCAGAAGTAACTTTCGCAATCAATCCCGCTGGCCCAAAACAAATCCCAATTCTTCGTTTTGGTGCTGGTGATGACTTTCAAGGTGTTATAGGAGAAACTGGCAAACAAAATATCAACATTGCGGGTATTCTTGCTTTTGGTAAGCCTAAAGGAAGCCCACAAAGCAACAAGAAGTTCGCGTTTTACAAAAAATTAGGAGCAAAGATTTTCTTACCGGAAGGTTATTCAAGTCCTGCAAAAGAACCTGAACCAGCATTTCTTGATAAGGCAGAAGAAAACTTACAAAAGAAAATAGAAGAAAAAGTGCCAGAGGCACTTCGTAAGGCATTTGGGGAGGTGAGTTTCTGACAATCGCAACCAAGACGCAGTATTGGACGAGCCGTATCAACGGAACGGACCCCGAAGCAGCCACAGGAACCTTCAACGATTCTTGGACCGAGAGTGGTTCAGGAGGCTCTGCTGTTGGGGATTATTGGGTCATCACCAGTAATGGAACATGGTCCCGTGTGCCGAGCAGCACAGCATATACGATGGTCGCATCGTTTGAGTTCTCAGATGCAGCGGAGATTCCCGCTAACGGCACAGTCCTTATGCGGCTGGACAACGGCGTAAAGCGCGTAGAAGTGCGCTCAAAAGGTAATGCTAACACATTAGACCTCGTAGGTGCTACCACAGCCACAACTCCCGACCTTGACCTCTCACTGGCTGAGGACAACCCTGTCCCGGTCATACTACGTCTTACGATGGATGCAAGCGGCAACGCCCGACTATACATGCACGAGATTATCGAAGACGACGATGCAGTCACTCATTACCTGTCCGTCACAGGTTCATCATCCTCGTCAAAGGAGGTCAGGTGGGGTAACTCCGACGGCACAGTGAAATGGGCGACACTTTACTTCTCCAACGCGGGTTCTTTCGGACCTGACGAACTGATGCCATCCGACTTTGCACAGGACGCGCTGGTTCGTATGGGTCTTGGTGTGGTGCAGCAGTTGAAGGACAGTAACAGGTTATTCCTCAAAACACAGGTGGACGAATCCGCTATTCTGTATGGGTTTGACTTATCCTCGGAGATGCTAAACAGGTTACAGCCGCCCACGGTGCATGTGCTTATCCGCGACCTAAACTCGCCTGAGTTTGAGTCGCTTGGCGGCGCAAAGATTACTCAGAATTACAATGTGTTGTTGTTTGTGACCACCCGTGGCACAAACTATGAGAATGCTTACAGGTTGGGCTTGAATATCATGGGGGAGTGCTTCGATGAACTATACACCAATACTGGACTGCAAGGCACAACCGATAGTATTATTTCATACAATGCCGAGTTTGACCCACGCATGGACAACGATGATTTCATTTGCGTCCATCGAATGGAACTCACATACATGCGTAGAATTGACATGCGGCATCGCTGATATGTGCGAACCCTTAAGAATCAATCATAGGATAAACGGAACACCGTTAGAGGTGTAACACATGGTTGAGTTCCTAAACCGGTATGTATCTATCGAAAAAGAAAGCACTTACGGCACAGAGCCAAGCGGCACTCCTGTCTACGGAGAAGTGGACGACGAGTCCATTCAGCACAACTTTGAACTCATGACCCGCGAGGACATGAGCCGACCTATCAGTGCAAAGTCCGTTACTGGAACCGAGTATTCCGAAGGCGACATTAACCTCGCCTTGCAGGTTGATGATTTCGTCGGTCTTATGTTTTACTCCTTCTTCCCTCAAGACACAACCAGTAACCCCTCTGGTAGTATTTACAAGCATATTTTAACAGAGCCTTCTCTTACCAGTGCATCTGCTGGCGTTTATCCTTCTTGGACTGTTCGTGTTGGGCGTGAAGAGAAGGAACACACCTTTACTGGTATGATGACTAACACACTAAGCGTCAGTGCTTCGGTTGGAGAATACGCTACAATGAGTGTTGGGTTTGTTGGAAAAGCAGAATCCGCAACCGCCGCTCTCGCTACTCCTACATTCGACGGTGCTGCTCTCGATGCACTATACTTCGCTAACGGAGTAGTTAATTTCGATGATGGTGCTTCCGGCGCACCCGCAGCATCAGCGACAGTTAAGTCCTTTAGTTTTGATATTAACCTAAACCGTGATACAGATAACGCATACGGTATTGGTTCAAGCACTTACGGACGCGCACCACCCGCACAACGCCGTGAAGTGACTGGAACTCTTGAGTTCAATAAGGTAATTTACACAAGTTCTGTTGACGAACCTACTTATGATGGTTTGATTGCTGCTGATGGTCTTGAATACAATGATGGGGCAGCACCAGTTCTTATACTTGAATTAAAAGACGAAGCAGCAGCAGATTTCATCAAGATTCAGTTTGAAAAGATACGGTTTGAGGCCCCCGAAGCATCAGTAAGCGGTCGTGACACTAACACAATGACTGTGAACTTCGTTGCTTTGTATGATGATGACCGAGGTTGTATGACCGTAACGGCACAAGGAACTTCACTTGCCTCTGCCCAATACGACGCTTGAGGTGATTAAATGGACGATTATGTCGCGCTCGCAGAATCCCTCGGCTATGAAGTCGATGAGGTTTCTAAGGAAATCCTATTAGCGCAACACTCCAAGAGTCAGGCACTCAAGTATATGCGTCGCTTGCCTAAGAAGGTAGCAAAGCCTAAGAAGGCTGCTCCTAAGAAGGCTGCAAAGAAGGAGAGTGAAGAATAATGGCGGTCGGTGACGGTGGCATTAAAATTGTCGATAAGACAAAGATTACTGTCGCAGAGTTGAAGACCACAATGGCCGCTCTTGCCGCAGACCTACAAACCCTCCTTCGTGGTAGCACATTTGCTAACAACGATATTATTTATCAGATTATGTATGAGAGAAACAAGAACAGTAACGACGTTACTGTGTATGTGGTATTTGAAGACCAGTAGTGATTAGAAGGCCGTAGGCCGTAGTGAAGAAGAAAGTGAAGAAATATGCCCGTATTGAAGAAAGAAATCGAATTAGAAGATGGCCGTAAGGTTTGGGTTCGCCAAGCCTCCGGTATGCAGAAGTTGAAGATTGAGGCTATCCAAGCCCGTATCTTCCGAAAGTTCAGACACTTCGGTCAGAACCCTGCTGAATGGACAGAGGAACAGAACATTGAGTTCTCAGACGTTCTTGACGAGGCTGGTGGTGGAATGGAAGCACAGATTGAGGCTTGGGTTCCGTCGTGCGTTCTCGATGACGATTTAGACATTGATACGCTTACTACGACAGAATTGATGACACTACTATCGTTTGTTCGCGGAGATGACCCGGAGGGTGCAATCCCTTTGGTCAATTCTTCGGAGTAGGCCCGGCATTGTGCATGGCTTTCAAGGGAACTACCCCCTCCGAACTATACGAACGATACGACTGCGAAGGCGGCCATCAGCGTCTTGAATTAGACCTGATTATCGCCGCTGAAATAAACGACAGGATTGCTGAGGCAACTAAGGACAATAAGGATGGAAAGAGTATGGTGGCTCGTCGCAATCAAAAACGCGAGCAGCGACAACTCTTAAACAACAACGCAGACATGCTCAAAGCGTTGAGAGATGCGAATGTCCCGATTGTGGGCAGTAATGATAGCGGGGATGCAGAATGATTGAACTGTTTTCCCTAATACCGTCATGGGTTATCGTCGTCCTCTTCGCGGTGACGACCATCGTTGGTCGTGCTGGTGCATCCAAGATTTTCTTCGATGTGGTTGGGACTTTCCAATCACAACGTCTTATCATGGATGCTGATGCTGCGTTCACAACTTTCCAAGCATTGGGTATGGATGCCTTTTCTGGGATAGAAGAAGCGGCGTTGCTTGTGCATGAACAGATACAAGAAATAGTTGATGCTACTGTTCCTCTATCGCGTGAAATTGCTGAGGCGCGTATTGAGTTCGATAAGTTTATCAGTGATGCAAATCGCGCTGACTTAGGCGGACAGATAAAAGACATCGGTATTCAGTTCGGATTTACTGGCGACCAAGCCCTTAGAGCCGGTGCTAAGATGGCACAACTTTCAACGATTCTTGGAGAAGATTCGGTTCCCGCTGCCACGGAAATGAGCCTTGCTTTCGGTATGATTGGTGAGATGGAAGCCGAACACGCCATGCAGCGCATGATTAACTTGCATCAACAGACAGGCTTCATGCTGCGTGGAACTACACAAGCGCAGTTCGATTTGATGGATGCCGAAGAAAAGGCGCATCAGATTCGCATTGCTACCATAGCCACCCTCAACGAACTGAACTCAGTTGAAGACCATTCGGCAGCAAACATGGAGAGAATCACTTTCGTCATGAACCAGTTCGCAGCGCAAGCGCATTTGACTGGTGAATCAATCGCTGAGATGGCTGCAATGTCAGCAGTTCTTATTGAGGCCGGTGAAGAACAAGGTAAGGCTGGTCGTGCGCTGCGTATGATTTACGCCCGTCTTGGCGCAGACACAAACGGGGCTGCAACGGAATTAGAATCGTTGGGTGTAGCAGTAAAGAAAGCAGACGGCACTATGCGTCCTCTTAATGATATTCTCGTTGATTTAGATGAAGCAACAAAAAATGTTTCAGAAGGAGAAAGGCAGAGAATCGCTCAGACCGTAGCAGGTAACAACCATTACGTGCGTATGCTTAAGTTGATGGAAGGAACCGAAAGGATGACCAATCTTATTGGACATGCAAACGACAACGCATCTCCTGTTGTAGATATTCTTAATGAAAGATTCAAAGATACATCTATTGTGCTTACTCAAGCCGAAACTGCACTACATAATGTTAGGGCCGAAATCGGTGACGAATTGCTACCTGTCGTCGCAGACGCTACTGAGGCACAATTAGGTCTTAATGAGATGTATCTTGAACTAATACGAACTCCGGGTTTTGGGCATATAATTAAAGCATTTGTTTCATTCCAACAAATTGCTTCAAAGACCGTCGGCCCTATGATGGGTATGTTCCTAAACATAAAACAGATGAACCTTGCTTTGATGACAGCAGTTCAGGTTGCTCGCGCTCTCAACGGAACCCAAATCGCAGGTTTTCAACAGGGTGAGAAGAAGAGAATGTTGGAGCAAGAATTAGCACGACTTGAAAGAAACTCACTTTCTAACACTCAACAAAAAGTTATTACAGAAGCGATGGCTAATGCTTTATTAGAAGAGTCGTTAAATCTTGAAAGGCAAAAACAAGTTATACAGAGATTTAGTGGTCAAAAGGGTAGAGAAGAGTTTGGTATTCAGGCTGCCCAAGTAAGGAAATTAAAAGAAAGAAAATTGTTAGTAGAAAATGAACTGAAACTGGCAAAGGGCAGAATTGCTCAACATCAATTATCGTTGGGTATGACTATTAGAGAAGCAGCAGAGCAAAAGCACAAGAATGTGAGAAAGAATAAAGAGCAGAAAATACAACAAAGCATACACGCAACCACTATGAACATAGCAAAAATAAGTGCTGTGGAGATGAGAACTAAAGAAAAAGAGTTGCTGATGATTCAAGAAATACTTAAAACCGAGTTTAAAGATTTCAATATAATGAAAGCAATCACCAAAGAAAAACGCCAGCAATTTGTTGATACCTTAAGAAGAAAGGAAATCGAACAAGACATACTTGAAATAAGTCAGCGATATAACTTCTCAAATATGCAAACTTCTGCTAATTTCTTAATGCAGATTCAAGTCGGTGCTATGTTGGCATCGGGAGCAATGGCTGTATTTGGAAATATATTAGGAGATAAGTTCCTAACTAAAAGTGAAGCAGCGCAAGTATCAATGGTTATGATGAGCATTACTATGCTAACTATGATTCCTGAAATGTTTATGATGACTCAGAGCATGGGTCAATTGACAGCAGCGACAGGAGGACAAGTTGTTGCTAATAAGGCACTTGCTGGTTCAAATACGGCGGTATCTACAACTGCTAATGCCGCAGGAACAAGCATGAGAGTGATGATGAGAAACGCGCTTATAGCCGGAATAGCACTAACAGTTTTATCCGTAGCACTTGTTAAGGGCTTAAACAAATTAAATTTGTTGGAAGATGCTATGGGTGATTTGGGCTTTGAAGATATGATGGCTGACGCTCAAGAAGCAAACGACCTTATGATGGCAGGTGTAGCGGAACAGACGGCAGGTGTTTTAGGTATGGCAGAAGCATATGGTGAAGCCGGTGACGCTGTTAAAGAGTTTGGTAGCAACCGAGAAGAGTTGTTCTTCGGATTCAAGGCTGGCAATGTAACTGGCGACCTTGTGAAGCAGATTAAGCAGCAGGGAGTTGAGAACTTCATAGCCAACACAGAAATCATCATGACGAACAACTTTAACGGCATGACGACGCAACAAGCAGCAGATGAGATAGTTTCTCAGATAGAGGATAGAGCCACGCTTTCGATAGGGGCGAGTGTAAGTTATGGTTAGAGCGACGACACTTGATTATCAGTTTTTCTTGGCTGGTTATTATGACGACTTTAACGGTGCAAGAGTCATACCAAACGATGACAATAGACCAAGCCTGACAGATACTTATGACCACGCTAAGACGCACTATGGCAACCCATTGAATGGAGAGGCAACAACAAACACGCGCTACCGATGGTCGTATGCCGACAGAGCGCAACTCGGCTCTCATCTTGTAGCCACAGCATCCAATAAGTTTCTTAAGAACACTGGACCCGCAGAGTGGCTTACTTTTGATGTGATGCGGAACGACCCCAACAAGTGGGAAGGTCGCTCGCAACTACAATATCCCGACTCAAACACCAACGCGAACGAATATCAGTTTGGTGCTGCTGGTGACGGAGGATATATCACTTTCTGCAACGGCCACGACACACTCAATTCTTACACTGTGCCAACAGGAGATAACGACCCTACAAAGGGTAGGTCAGACCGCTCTCCTTACACGATAGTAAATTATAACGCTGGCACTACGTCCGCTCCCGCTACATCTGGTAGCACAGCATCAGGATATGGAGCGAACACAACTGCTTTCTATCAGACAGCGCACCTAACAGGAGTTTGGATGGGAGAAAGAAATTACGACTTCTCTCACTTTACAACGGGTAGCGCAACCGAGAATCCTGAGTTTATTTACACACCACACCGCTCTCCGGGTGGTAAGCCGTTTTTGTGTATTGAGCAATATCATCAGGCAGCGACTTCAAGTGTTATATCGTCTGTTACCCGGCCAGCAATAGCGTATGATGGTTTGCTTAACAGTAGGCAAGACGGAGATACATTCGCTCTTAGGTTCGCTTTACAATCATTAAAGGGACCAGCAGGTAGCACCGATGGCAACGAACCTAAAATGGTGATTTATGCTGGCTTCCCAACCAGTAAAAGTGTTGATGACGAGAAAGGTTTCGACAGTAACGCCAACACCGCTGCCATAGAATGGACTATTGATTTGGCCGCAGCAACAGCGGCTAACAACGGTTTGGGTGGGGCATACGATTTTACTAATGTAGTTACGACATGGGATGCTGCAAATTATGATGCGTCTGCTTTATGGATTGACCTTGAGTTTGTGATTGACTACACAAATAACCGATACACGGTCTACAAGGACGGGACTGCTATCAAGAATACAAGTGGAGCGAGCGGTCCATTCACAATGAACAACAACTCAGATACATCTGCTGCTTTTTTACCTTCTGCTATGAAAGGATGGCAAGTAGAGGTAACTCCGAGCAGCGGCTCTGACACCTTCTCTTATTTCACCCTGATGCTTGACAGAGCGGGTTTGTATCAATCTTTGAGTGAAAGAGCAGATGGAACACTGTTGCCGCCTGTTCGGTCAATGAGAGTTAATAGCGCAGTCAATTCTGTTTCAAAAATGCAGTTACAAATTAGTGATGACCCCGGAATGAATACGGGAACAGGGGCCGTAGGTCTTAGGGACCAAGATTACACACACTTCCTAAATAACATATTCACAGGCTCAGTCAACGATTGGTCTTTACTACTATTCCACAGTGGGATTGACCGACCTTTATGGTGGGGATTTGTCAACAACATGACAATAAAACAGGGTCCAAAATCAAGAATGATAACTCTCAACGCGAATGACCCGCTTGGCATACTTGATAGGCAAGTTCCTCTGTGGGAGTTGGGTCAAGGAGCCAGAAACACAAGTGAAGAGGGTATTACTTATTGGACACAGGAATCACAGACATTTAACACCGCCTTCTATCTTGGGGCATCCCCCCTTAAAACACTTAGGCCCACGATTGGTTTGCACAAAGATGATTCATATGCAGTAAGGACAGACCAACGGACACAGGTTCTTTCTGGTATGCCCATACAGATGTATAACAACGAAGATACTTTGGGACCAAACAGTGTTGAAGATTTCTATGAAGGTGTAGGTATTCTTGGTTTTGGTTTTAATGCAAGTTCATCGGACACAAGAGTATATCTTGATGGCAACCCCGGATACACAACCGGTTCAACTATCAACATAGAAAAAACTACAAGTCATAATGCAACAGGTGTTCAACCAAATGCTGTCGGCACATTCACACACGAAGGTAGGACTTGTCAGTTTCTTGACATGGACCCCGGCGACGTTCCGTTTGTTTTAGATTCTAATACAAAATATGTGTATGCAGGTAAATATCTATGGAATGGAGAAAGTGTGGCAGACCAAGCCAACGCAAGCCAATCAGACCATTATTGTTTTATCTTCTTTGGCGACCCTAACTTAAACGTAGGAGATAAGTTTGTAGTTCCTGATACTGCATTAAACCACGCACAAATAGATGATAAGGTTCACAAAGTTGTTTCTATCTCCAAACATAATAATTACTACGAGAGAGAAATAAACGCACAGTATCATAGACCGCCACTAAGACCCGGTTTCGTTCCAGCAAAGGCTTATGTTCCGGGTTTTAAGTTAGATTTGAATACTGATTCTTATGTCAATATAACAAACAATATACCTACTGATGGGTGTGATTTGTATGTAGTCAGAACAGATTGTTATTATGGCTCAAGCGGTGCTGAATACGGAACCTTCAAAAACAATCTACAATCCAACCAAAACAACGCAACTGGCAACGTAGCAGATACATCATTGGAGTTAGTGAGCGCAACAGGTTTTCTTTCGTCAGGGACTAATCCCGCTACTATAAACTTTGAAGCAGACGTAGCCTCGTTTTCTGGTTTCGCTTCTCAACTTGACTTTATCACATACACAGGAGTTTCAACAAATACATTAACTGGCATACCAAGTTCAGGAGAAGCGTCAATAAATCATCTTGCGTTTGCTGGGACACTTGTAGGGCTTGGTGCAAAAAAACAGAGAGTTACTCAGCCCGGTTGGTTGTTTGGTAACGCTCGTGGCGCAATTTGCACTGATAAGGGTATAGTGACTCCACTACCGGCAGCAACCACAGATATTTCATCAAGAGCAGTCCACGCTGTTTGGATGAGAGATTTACCTAAGTCATTGTGGTTCCAATATCACTTTGGTAATATGAACGGAAATAATTCGTTGGTTCTTTCTGCTGCTAACAAGACAGGGACTACCGCAGCATCAGTTTCAGCAGGGGCTAAAGTAGTTTCTATTTCAAGTAGCCTGTATGCACAAATACCTAATTCTGGTGTGGCACAACTCGGCTCCACAATTAGCGGCTCTGGATTCCTTAATTCAGTAAAAGACCAAGTTGACAAAATGGACTTGGACACATTCATTTACAAAGGAAAGGCTACTGCTGGCGGTCAATACTTTATGATTGGTTGTGAGTTTATCAGCAAATCACATGATAGTGCATCTTTCATAGGTGTCGCTGATATAAGCAGCGATTACAAACATTGTTGGCTTCTATGGGCAGATATGCGTAACGATGCAACCGCTGACGCTGATGGTAGCAAAAGACAAAGAGATTTCGGAATCATAGAGCCTACAATAGACAATTACGAAGTAGAACTATTCTATGCAGACCAAATTAATGTTGATGGCAACCCGGACTCTTTTACTGACCTTAAATTAGGCGAGGATATTGATTTATGGGAGGTGGATGCTACAAATGACCCTACCACTGGTGGAGCGTGGTCTAAAGCACCAGATTACTCGACGGGTGCAGCGGTATCAGGAATTGCAGATGCCTCTGGTGCGCTTAGATTGACCGTTACCGCTGGTCATGGTGTGACTGCTAACAAATACATTCATGTATTTAACAGTTTAAAGCACGATGGCGTTTATGAGGTATCTGCTGTTACTTCAACTACAATTACGCTTGGCTCAGGAACATATGTCGCTGCTGACGTTGGTAACACGGGTGGAATACACTTCTGTAAGGTTACGGGAAGTGAGACAGAGACAAATACCGCGTTTCATGATTGGGAAAGCAAAGGTGGTTCATTCCTTGTAGTTGATTCTGCTAAGTTTTTCAATCTTAACACAACAGTCAATAATGGTAGGCTTTACAACAGCGTAGGAGGTAGGACTAACCTCGGAGATTATGTCGCCACAAGAGAAGGATTCCCCGCTTTGATAGATAATTATTGGAAGCAAGCAACGCCTAATTTTACTAACGTGAACCCACCTTTTGGAAAACACAAAAACGAAGATAAACTCGTTGTGAATGTATCTCTTGGTGACGACACAATCAACGCTGGCGACAGACACATTGAACTTGAAGATGGTGGTTTATTCAAAACAAACGGCGTGGGTAGGGTCTTAGGTCAGAAGGGTGATAAGGTCACAACCAACTACATTCTCTGGCAACAAAGAGTCGAAAATGCTCACACCGGCTCTGTAACCGCAAACTCACTTTCAGGGTCAACTATTTATCTTTTGACAGATTCTTCTGCCGATTTTTCCCCACTAAACGAAATGATTGTAAATGGTTATTATCCTCTTATAAAAAACACAACGACTGGTGAGACAAGCATCGTTATCACAATACCAAGTAGCACACAGATAGGCGTATGTCGTTTTAATTACGTGAGTGCCAGCCTACCTAATCAAGACCTAAATGATTATCCTAATATCAGTGGTTGGACTTCAATAACCAACGGTAATAATTATGTAATTCCCATGCAATTATTAAGTGTTTATGGCACATCGTTATCCAATTTCGCTAACCTTTCAACTGCTACTTATTCAGAAATAGAAGACGAAGTTCAAAAAGAGTTTATCCAAAATACAGTAACGGCTACTACATCCGGCATAACTGGCTTCCAAACTGTTTCATACACTACTAACGTGCCAAACATTAGATTTACTATGACTAAAGGAACAGGGACTAATGACTTTGAGAGTATAGGTGTAGTAAATAGCCTCGGCTCACCTTACTCACTTAGGCTCTTGATGCGGATTCGTGGGTTTGTCGAAAGCCCTAACAACGGGACATTCTATGAAAGTGACAAGATGAGGATGCTTTGGAATGCCGCATTGATGAAGACATGGCTACCAAGCACCCGATTATCTTGCATCCATGATATTTCTAACGTGCCAAACACAACTATAATGGCCGTTGAAGGCACTACTGCATCTGCAACGCAGGATGATTTCGGCTCTGTGTTTGATGCCCGAACTAAGACATTTATGGCTACAATCCGAGGTATGCAGGGAACAAGCGGTCTTGGTAGGACACAGGAAAACCAACTCAACTTTGCTTATCTCATAGGTAGGGATGGTAGGGTCGAGTTTAGACCAAGATACAATTCAGGATATGCTTTTGATAGAAGTAATCTTATGGTTAGTGATATGAAGACAGACATGGGTGGTATGGTTACTCACGTAAGGGTATATTACAAAAACGGTCAATCATTCTGCGATTTCCCCAGACCATCTCTTTCTGACACTACTCGTTGGAAGATTATAGAGATGCCGGGAATAGCGAATCACCGTGAGGCTGAGGCGTTGGCTAAACACGAATACAGAAAGGCTCAGAAGACAAGGCTTTCTGTAACCGCTGAACCCATCAGGTCAAGCACAGAAACAAATAAGATGTTGAGTGGTGGTCGCTTTGGTTACATAGCAGACACTCAGAGAATACTCGACCACGGTGGGGCTAACACAGATACGTTTGTTGTAGGCGCAGGGTTCTCTCCGTTCCCCGGAATGGTCAACTCTATGGATGGTAATCTAAAAACAACCAGCGGAGATATTCGTTACGGTCAAGCCGCTCCCTATACGGCCATAGGAACGTCAGGAACTCCGGCGAGAACGGATTATGATGACCACTACTATTCCTACGGTGCGAACAGTTTGTCATACGCTATGCAGGTTGTCCACATACCACAAGATATGCCTTATGTAAGTGGCACTACTAACAACGAACTAAGGTGTTTCGTAGTTCTTAAGGAGCAAGAAGTTACAAGTATTGATGAAGCAGAGTTTCATCTTTTGATGGTTGACTACTCGTTTAGTAACTCAACAACAGCCAACGGTGGAGGTGGCTCCCCTGCTGCTGCTCTTGCGCCATCACTGGCTGGCTCAGAGGCTAACTCGACTACATCAGTGACCGTTAAGAACAGTGGTTTCTATCAATTGACAGTCCCACAGACATATTCGTCTGCGCTTAACACAGCAGGTGCTAAGATTGTAGTATCTTTCAACGCTGAGTATTGTCGTGCTTTGCTGCGTCATCGGTGCGGCAACCCCACACAAACCGCACACGGTTCATCAGGATATATTCTTGACAACGCGCATGTGCTTACAGGTATATCTGCTCTCGCATACACAGCAGGTAATGACAACAGCCTCTTCCCTCTCGGTGGCCGTAAATATTCTGAGTTTGGTGACTTTGCCTACGGACGCAGCGAGTGGTATGCGCCACGACTACACGTAGTAAATGACGTTAAGTTTGTGCCGGGAACCTTCGCAACATATACCGATAAGGCGTTACAGTTAGCCAGCGAAACAATGGTTATACAAAGAATAGGTTGGGAGACAAAAGGAAGAGATATTGAAAAAGTTACGCTACACATGGAAAGAGATATGAACTTGCCTCCAAGCGGTGTATTTCCTTACATCGCAACTATGGGTATCAACCCAAGAACAGGCTCGTCAAGTGACGATGGTGGCTCAGGAACAGATTCACCACAACCTACACCCTACCCCGACACCAACGGACCCGGAGATGGGGCAGGTGGTTATGGTGGCTCTTTCCCCGGACTTGACCCGTTACCCGGAAATGGACCTACACCGGGATTCCCGACTGGTGGAGTAACACCCCCTACCAACTCTCCCGGCGGCTCACACTCACCATCTTCTGGTGCTAATCAACTGACAAGTGGTATTTACGGCAACATAAAGGGTAGGATGGCTTTGGACAACGACGCATTTAGCGGTCAGGGTTCATTCTCTATTCTTGGGCAGAAAAGACCTTCGCCTCTTCCTTCTATGATGACCCCCCCTTCTGGGTCGGGATTAGATAATATCGCTCCTGCGTTTGGCGGTGCGACCAAGACCGATTCTGATATAACTCTTCCCGGTGTAGGTAATTCAGATAACACAGGAGATTCGTCAAGTGGGCTTACTGCCTCTGCCTCTGTTCCTGTTAGCGTAGTGTCTGATAAGATAAACGTATCTGGTGTCGTATCTTGCTCACCTACAAGCACGAGTAGCGAAAGAGCAGCACTATCAGTATATGTTGAATGTTTAGAAACTGGCGCAACTGCACAAAATGACATAATAGTTAGTGTAGGTTCTTCTAAGAAGTTGGTGGAGTTGTTACCTAACACCATCATAAATGGAGGCTCGACATTCGGTAATACCATACAAGTAACAATCAGCAGAACACCTGATATAAGCAACGACACAGCGGATTATCACTCCGTAAAAATACATTCACTAAATGTATTGTTTGACCAAGCGGCGTTCAACACTCCCGGTTTGAATCAACAGTTCAAGTCATTCTCGTGAGTGGGTCGCGTAGGGATAGGATGCGACGAGCCTTCTCTCTTCCTATGCCGGGTATCTCCATCAGGTGCTTCTGTGCCGTCTTAGGATGCAGAACCTTTGGTATGCTACCGAATCTGTCAAGAACCTGCTCTGCCATATGCGGCGTAACTCCACGGATAGATGAGAGCGCACGAATGCGTGGGTCAAGGTCAGCCGTCTGAGCCACCTTTACCTCTTGAGGTGCTTTACCTAACCTGTCTGTAATCGTGAGGTTTGTGTGCGTTGTAATGATAAACTCTACGAAGTCATCCATTGTCAAGAACTCCATGTATTGAATCTTAGGAAATCGTGAGTAGAACGATACCTTGAATGCCTTGATAACTGAGCGCATTCTCGCCATCTCTCTCGCTATCGCCTGTGAGGATGGTCTACCGCCCGGAACCCACGGCTTTAGTTTAGTCCCATAGACGACCAGCATAGGGTTCTCAAATGCTTCTTGTAGGTCGCGCAACTGAGCCACGATGGTCCGGTTACGCCCGATACCAAGTATGGAACGGTAAAGGTCGTTTATCTCCTTTGCCTCTATACCAATCTCACCGATAATGTAATCAGCAGAATCAAGACGAGCGACCTTAGCGATGCCCTCGTTGCTTTGCTGTGAGTCGCCAGCCCTCATCAGCATTTTGTTGATAACCTTTTCATTTTCGCGGTCATCAATTAGAATCATGTCGTTTCATATGCGTAATTCACTTATGAAACCATATATCGTTTGCAGTCATCACAATACTTAGTTGCGAACAGGGACTCAAACGGACCCCAACACGCTACGCACTTGCAGGTCATGTTCTCTTCTCCCTGTCGTGTAGCCAGCATGGTGTGTTGCACAGACCTCGTGCATGATACCACTGGTATGATGGTGAGCGGTCGTATTCAAGCAGAGTTCTTACGTGTCCTCTGCTCACCGTTGGATTGAAGTCGCGCCACTCAAGAGTGGATAGGTAATCCACAATCTCAACTTCCATTTCCTTCTTCTTCTCGGAAGATACGCCAGATGCGGGGGCGAACCATCGTAGGTTCTCAGCCATGTGTAGGACGAGAGCCACACGGATTTCATGTGTGGGGTTTTCTACGTTGATAGCGCGTTCAAGGCAAGGAGGAATAGGGACAGTCCCATGAGAGCCTATCTCACCTGAGAACTCGCCCTGTGGATGCCATACTTCCTTCTCAGGGTTCTCGGCAGCCCAACGTGTGATAGAGAAGGTTGCATCCATACTTTGCCCACGGAACGGGTCAAGATGTGCGAACTCGCTTGATGGGCGCAGCGGAATGTTGTAGCCATGTGGGTCAGCAGCGAAGTCACGAGCGTCTATGTTGACAGCCCACCTGCCTCGACTGATGTTGTAAGTGTCTGGAATCCGAGTCATCTTCTTGGCGAATCCTACGCCGTCAAGAGTCACAAGGTCTTCTGCCATGCTGCGCTCGTAGCGACCTAACTTACGGTCCCAAGTGCCGCCGATTACGGGGTCTTTGAACAGTTGGTGGACATGGAAGCCACGACCAGTAGCGACGAGCCTCACATCACCTTCTAAGCGATTGATTAGCGTTGCTACGTCACGCTTCACATCTTCGATGCCGCCACGCTCACCCTTGTCAAAGTCCCACCATGCTCGGTCAATAACTACCGAGTTGTAATCAGGCTTCCAAGAACGCTGAGAATCGCGCTCACGGAATGAGAAGAGAGAGGTATAGCAATTTGCCTTACCGTTGACCTTATCTACATACGAAGTATATCGGTCAAGGGAAGGACATAGGCTACGCCGTAGCCCTATCTCACGAGGGAACGAAAGCAGCATTCAGCCAACCACCTGCTCATTTCCACAAGAGCAGGTTGCTACCTCAATAGGCTTCCTCTCTCCCCCTTCTTCGCTGGTAACGGACCATAGAGTCATGTGGTCAACCCACTCACAGTTGCCGCTACCGTCATCTTTTGCACATACCGTTACTTCTTTGCTCATTATACCACATCCTCTGTTATGCCAGCCAAAATACCTTCGCAACTCATGGAGAAATCACACCATTCGGCGCAGAAGTAGTCGTTCCACTTCATCGGCCACTGACGGGAAACTATGTTCTCCACGGTGTTGTTTAAGGATTGTGGGAATACATTAAGTGACCGCTTTGGAACCGGCTCCAAAACAGCGATTCCGCAGTTTTCTCCGAGCCACACGGTCTTACCGCGCTTACCAACTTCGTCCAACATACGGTCGTCTGTGCAATCAGGAGCGATGTATAGGAAGTGTGTTACCTCTCCCATTCCTGCTCTTGTAAGCATCCTGTGATAGAATACCAATTCCTTGCGAGTCCTACTTAATTTAGCAGGATTCATGTTACCTGTCTTCAACTCAACGACGATGAGTCCGCCGTCAGGATGACGTAGAACACCGTCAATCATACCGCTCCAAATCACAGGTATAACACCAAGATTCTCGCTTTGGAAATCCTCATAGAGATACCTCTTTTCTTCGACCTCTACCACATCAAGACCGCCAAGAGTGGCAGCGATGCTGTGAATAAGACCGGCCATTTCATCAACGCCGGGGTCGTCACCAACACCCTCTTCCTCAGCGGTAGCAGGGATGGCATCGGGGCCGTCAACCAGTGCTACTTCCATAACAGTGTGGATAGCAGTTCCTCTGATGGCTGCTTCTCCGACCGGGGGAGAAGGCACACCACTAACGTATCTCCACCAGAACTGGCGAGGACACTTGTTGTAGCCCATGAAGGACGACTTGGATATACGCAGTATGGGCTTCTCGCCCGGTGAGTAGGACGAATTAGCCACCTGTTCAGGGGTGGCATCGGTCATTCAACCTTTGCCCCCAAGATATGTTCAAGGGATGCTGCTACAACTTCCCGCGAGATGTAATCATCGTTAGACCTACCCCGACGAAGGCCGCTGATATATCGGATTAAACCGTGGACTATTTCATCGTATTCGTTCATTCACTCTTCCTCCGTGTAATCGTCAAGGCTTTTCTGACCGTCATCCAAAGGAGCGTTGCAGGAGGGACAGTGTGTCTCCCTGTCCAGCCCCTCAATAAGTGGGATTAGAATCTCTTGCTTGCAGGACGAGCAGGTTACTTCTTCCGCAGCACCCACTTCCTTGAGGTAGGAGAAGAGGATTATGTTCAATCGGTGTATGTCCATAGAGACAGCCTGTGAGAACTGTCCGATGTAAAGTCGGGTGTCCTTTAGTTGGTCCTCGACCTCACGCATGGTCATCTTTCTTCCTCTTGCCATATTATTCACTTCCCTTTTACGCATATAAACTTGCTCATAGCCATCCCGTGTCGCTTAGGCCGTTCAGAGCGTTGTGTAGGGGCTGGTAATCCCAACCCATAACTTCGTAATACGGAATGACCTTATTGACTACGAACTTCTCAGCGAGGGTTCGGTAGCCAATCTTAGCAATACCCTCGATTTCAGACGGGTCATCAAAAGCGATGTATTTGCCGCGAGAGTCCAATGTCACGAGGAAGAATGAGCCAGCACCGTAGCCCTTACCAAGATGCTCGTTGGCCCAAGCCGCACCAGCCCTCCCTTCTGAAAGAACCTTGTATTGTCCGAGTGGCTTTTCTAATTTACCCTTCATGCAAACATCTCGGATGGGGCATTCACCAGACACAATCTCGTCAATAAGAGATGTGAGATTATTAGTAATTGCTACTTCTGGCCTACCTGACAACATAGCATCGAGTGTTTGCTTCATGGCGTCCTTCATCACAGGAGGCATACGAGATTGCTTCAACTCAATACCCTTGATATACAACGATGGTTCGTGGTATTCGCCATCAGTCCATGTGGTCAAACCAGCGTATCGGTTCTTAGCCATGAGAACCATACTACTGCACCACTTCTCAAACTCGGTCACGATAGGGAACATCTTATCGTTTATACGGGCCAGTGCTTCCGCACCTACCTCTGGACTTGGAACCTCGCAGAATACGCTGTCTGTATGCCCGTAGCGCACCGTAAGCCCTTCCTCGTTGGCAAGGTCACGAAGACGACCAAGCGTTTGACGAGATGTGTAGGTAATTGCTGCGGCCACATCAGGGTGATACAGACCATACTTTGAATCGCCAGCAGCACCATACATTGAAGCAACTAGGCTCTTACATGCGAACTGCATCGTGTCCCACTTATCGTGGTTATCCGGGTCATCCTTCATCAGCAACTTGAAGTGGTTTCGTAGATGAGTCATGTTCTCCATCTGTCTAACAAGAAGGCCGGGTTCCCCCTTACGGAATCGGATTCCATTACCACAATCATCTCCGTCGTCATCCAGAGTGTCCCAACTAATGTTGTGCAACTCGGCGTTGGAGTGATACATTGCTCTAATATCAAGGATTCCCATATTGTTATAAATCCCCGGCTCAACTTCCATAACTTCTGCACCAGAGTATGGTCTAAAGTCGAACTGAGGCTTGGTAGGTATTCTCTCGTGGAACTCCTTATCTCGTAGAGCGAGGGATGTGAACACCTTAGTTACAAAAGGAGTGGAGCGTATGTCACACTGAACGATGTGTTGGATAGCACAGTAATACTCGATAGCATTTACCAGACCGTTGAGGCGTGGCAAAAGACGCACATCCTGTCGCGCATAGTGTAGGTAGAGGGGAAGGTCGGACCAATAGGTATCGTGGCCGTCAGGTAACGCAATCTTGCGGTCCTTGAGGCATTCCTCGGCCACATCATCCAACTTGTAGGATGGCAACTTACCATTCTTCATCTCCCATAACTTTGAGAATCCTAGCATCAAGTCAATACAGTTCCTTCCAGCGATGGGTTGGTCCCAATCACCGAACTTCCATCGGAAGCGACGTAGTGGAGACATATTGCCGGGGTTGATGTTGTGGAAGCGACATCGCTCTGCAATCCTCTTCATGTCCGCCCCTACCACGAACCAGCCCGTGATAATGTCGGGGTCACATCTCTTCATATGGTTGACGAAATGTTCAAGCATGGACTTCTCATCGTTGAAGCACATGGCTTTGGTTGCATATTCGTAATCTCCTACCTTATCGTATCTTCCGGGGGCGTGGTCAGGGTGAATGAACCAAACATACTCCTTCTCGGTGTATGAGTCATAAACAACCATGATTCTCATGTCGCCGCTATCTGGCGACCACTCACAATCAAGATACCATACTCGGTGATTGTAGTTAGGGATGGGGTCCATACCCTCGTTAGTCCTGTCTGCGAGAACTCGATTGACGAAAGGGATGTTTGCTTCCCATGTGGGTCCAATTTCTCGTAGGTTCCTCAGTTGCTCAGGATTAGCGACTACCATCTTAGTCAGAGGTTCTCCATATAGACCTTTGTAACCATCCTCCTTACGAACAGCCTGAATCCATGCTGCCGACTCGTCCTCTACAAACGCATAAGGCCAATGGTCTTTATCCATGATTACCTTGCGGTTGCCATCTTCGTCACGGTATCGTATGATGACCTCACGGCCTCTTCCCTGCTCAACTATCATCGCAACCACCACTTATCAGATTTGGGTTGGGACTTAAGGTAGTCGGTGTAACAGGGGTGGCAAATACGCATCAGCGGGTGAACACACGCTACGTTAAAACACCAATCACACCTATCTTTCATATCAATTCCTCCTAAAGACACTCATTGGGGAACAGCAGGAAGGTAGGAGGAAGGGCCTCCCCCGCCCGCCCCGTTGCCGGGACATGACCCTCTTCGCTGTTTTTATCCGGGCAAACCCCGTGAGTGTAATCAATCTTCCTTACGCCGTCCTCGTGGGCGGGTAGGAATCTCGTGCTTGACCAACCAATCGCGTATTGCCATCGGGGTCACACCTTGCTCGGCTCCAATATCAGCCATGCTCCGTCCTTCAACGGAGTAGGCGTTGTATAGCCAATCCTTATTCCTGTATTCTTTCTTCAAATGCACCACATGGGCTGAGAACACATAACCATCAAGAACGACCGAGTAAGGACCGTCCTCCGGGTATAGTGTAATCATGTTTGTGTTGCCTTCATCATCTGTTAGAGTTATTTCTGCTTTCACTTTAATCACCTTAGTAGTCCCGCTTGGAAGACGAAATCTCCGTCTGCGAGATGGATTAGAAGACGGATTCCTTGACCCTCTTCTCGGAAGTCGATGAAGTGTAATTGCACATCACCGGGGTAGTGTTTTAGGACAGTATCAAGACCGCCCTCAAAGGTAACATTGAACTCGCCGTTTGTGTTGTCTGGACTTAGGTTTGTTGAGGTCTTACCCTTCAACTCATCACCTACTTCGACGCTCAATCCGTCGTTATCTACACAGAAAGTATAGCGATTCAACTTCTGACCGTTGATTGCATCGCAACGTAGTGCCTCATACAATTCATTGCCAGTCAGAGTGACAGATAGAATAGGCTTGCGTGTCTCACCACTCTGCATTTTGTATGTCCCTGTTGATGGGTCAATTTGTGCAGACCTATCGTCACTCTTGCTCGACCAGATGGCGAGAGAATCCTGTGAGTTAGCAAATGCTGGTGCGTTGCTACTGGCTGTGATTGTCGTCTGCTTGCTTGAGGACTTGACCTTGAGCCTGTTATCATCCCAATTCAACTTGACCGTGGCCGAGTGATACGGCAAAACACCGAGCAAGGTATCAATGTTTGGAACTGGGATGGTCTTCTCGCCATCGCAAGCCATAGAGAAACGACTTAGAGAAGAGACACCATCACGAACGAGATTCGTGGTATAGCATCTCCCTAAGTTAGTGTGGAGCATAGTGCCTTCCACTTGATTCTGCTTCTTGCCAGCGATGATGTGCTGACGCTTGGTTAGCGTTAGGAGTCGGGTGAGGGCCGCGTTGTCGAACTCCATGAAAATCACTCCCAAACTAAGAACGGTAGACCATTCCACTTAACCTTCTTATCCTTCACGGATAGAATAGTATGTGTCTCGCCAAGATGCTCCATGTGCTGGCCCTTCATCTCTTCGATGTTAGCCCTGACTGCCCACTCGCCATCAGCGAGTGTCTTGTCACCCTTGACACCAGCGGCGGGGTCAGGACGCTTCATGTAGCGTGTGAGGAAGATTTGCTGTGAGAAGCAACGCATTGTTCCTTTGTCCCACTCAGGGCGTTCGCCCACGGTCATCAGAACCTTGCCACCAGAGCCGTTGTCCACATACTCCTGAATGGCCTTCAAGTGGAATGTAAAGAATACCTTTGGCACATCCAATCCGTGGATGCGCTGGATAGTATTTTGGAATAGACGGTTACGCTCGCGCCATTCCTTCTGATTGAAGGAGTCGCCTTCTTCCTTGATTACACCTCGGCGTAGGAGAGATTGAGTCATAGCCTGTTCGCACCACTTGAGGAATGTTGAGCCGCCGTCGAAGATGACTGCGGCATATTCCTCGCCATCCTTTATCTGGTCAGCGATGATGTTGGTGAACCATGATACTTTGTCAATGAGAGCCGTGTGGTTTGCGGAGTTATCCTCATTGAAGATAGATTCGTCCATCTCATCGAATAGAGGTAGGACAACGACGTTCTCCTTGCCGGGGAACAGATAGTCCACTGTCTGCTTTGCGGAATTGTCCACATCCAAGATTACGACCTTCTTGCCAGCCTCGATTTCTGCTCGGCAGAGGTCAAGAGCCAGCCCGGTCTTAGCCGTGTTCTCACGACCAACGAGGGCCATGCGGACAGGGCGATACTTCGCTTGGTTGTTGTTGAACAGAGCCTTGTAGTAGTCGACATCGTAAGCCGTCTTCATGGCAGGGTTAGGAGTAGCAGCCGGGGCTGTCTTTGTAGCGTTGCCCCAACTCATGCGTCCCACCCGTCATCCTGTGCGTCTGCTGGTAGGTCTGCCATAGGAGCAATTGCGTCGAATGCCCACCAACCGTTGATAGAGAGGCGATATTCATCTTCGCGGGTCTTCCACGGCTGACCAATCACGAGAACCTTAGTGCCGACTGCGAAGTCAATCAATGACTCCTGAGAAGGCGGAACGAAGATGTCCACGACCGGAGCCATAGAGGTGATGTCCAAGTCAGCGACGACGAGGTTGTAGCCGCCGTTGTCGCGTGGCTCGATACTGATGACCTCAGTGAGAACACCGATGAGTCGGTCATACCAACCATCTGTGCCGTTGTTAGCATCGTAGAATGGTCCGAGAGCATCAAGGTTAGGTAGCATGTCGTCACCGAGCATCTGTCCCATCAGTCCACCTGTTTCGACATCGAAGGGTGGAGCGGAGAACTTAGAAGCGATAGCGTCATCTGCCGTGAAGACAGATACGCCCTGCTTGGCGTAGCCCACACCGTTGCGGCCCATGCGGACTGCGTAAGTGCCGGGAACGAAGGTAGGAGGTGCATCCTCAGCCACAGGCCCACTGGCCTTGATTGTGATTGCGCCATCTGCTGTAAGGAACTGCATGGTTCGCTCCAATTCCTTAGTAGGACGAGCAGCACCATACTTGAAGTTAGAATCGCCGGACGGGAAGGTCGGTGACTTTGAATCCCACACCACATAGAAGTGTGTGGAGTCATCCAACTGCTTGCAGTTCTTCGGTAGTTCCCTAACCTCGTCTTCGTCATAGTCAGCCTCAAAGGGTTGCTTGCTGCGTAGAGATGGGTTGATAGCACGAGTGTAAGTGCCGTCGTAATTGTCAGTCAGGAGGACCACGCGACCCTGAGTCACAAGTGCCTGACGAGCATCATCGTCTGCCGCCTTGAGAGTATTCTCCATCTTGCGGTAGAGTAGTTGGCCCCAATCCTTGTAGCGCGGGACACTGATGAACATACCTTCTACGGTTTCTGCGCCGCTGCGCTTGAGTCGCGCTGCCTCGCTTGCCATCTGTCGTGCTGCCACACGGAGAGCGAATACCTCGCACTCATTATCATTCTTACCGGCGTTGCGCCACGCTGCCCCTTGCTCTGCAAGGACCGCATCTGCTCTCGCCTTGAGCGCATCCTCAGATACACCCACATTTGCTGCCACTTTCTTCATCATGTCGCTGGTCATGTCTTTCACTTCCTGTATTTTCCCCTTGCCTTCTACGCATATAAACTTCACGCCGACGGATAAACCCCCGTAGGAATGCAGCCTCTTACGAAGTTAGCAAGGATAAGTTCGGGGTTGATTCCCGCAATGATGTCGCGCTCGGATTCGATGAGCGCAAGGATGATTCGCATCTTGGATTCCTGCTTGGCCCCTGATTCCATTAGGTATGATAGGAGGCCACGGAAGGTTTCCTTGAGTGGGTGTCCCTTGAGAATCTTAAGAGCAGCATCGAAGGAACGCTCCCTTACTGCCAAGCGCAAGAACTTGTCATAGTCCACCTGTGGTGTTCCAAGATTAGCGAGGAACTTAGTTCGGTCGTCACCCTTGAGGTAAGACCACGCTTGGAGTGCGTTAATAGCGTTACGAGCATCGCCAGTGTGAGCCTTCGCTATACAGTTGATTGCGTTAGGCACACCCGATTTCAAGTTCTCGATAGCCGCTACCCTACTCAGTATCTTGATGATGTTATCCTCTGATATTGGCTTGAAGTGCTTGACGCTACATCGTGATTGAAGCCACGGACTTACCTTGCTGAGATTGTTGCAGGTAAGGATGAAGTAACCCTGAGCGTTCTCAATCACTCCCTTGAGAGCGGATTGAGCGGCATCAGTCAGTTGGTCTGCTTCGTCAAGAAGGAACCACTGATTGTAGTTACCTGTGCGGGTCATAGGAATAACCTGTTCCTCGATAAACGCGATACCACGCTCATTCTTGGTGGAGGCGTTGAAGATGTGTATGGGCCAATCCATATCCTTAGCCAAAGCAAGAGCGGTAGTCGTCTTGCCAGTTCCCGGCTGAGGGGAATAGAAAATGTAGTGACCCGGATTGTTGATAGTCCTAACGACCTCTTCTTGGCCTACGATGTCCCACAACGTAGTGGGTCGGTGCTTCTGCGCCCATACTTCACTCATTCCTCTTCACCTCCGACGATGCCCCAAACAGTAAGGGTGTTCCTATTGCTGTTCTGCGCGATAGGACTGTTAGTCCTACCCACTTGAACGAAACGTGGGTCAAGACCCAATACTCTCGTTAATGACTTGCGACTTGGCTTGTGGCGTAGTTCGTTGCCCTCGACACTTCTGATATTATCCAACATCGTATCAACGGTGCATGGACCGTTCTCGATGATGTAATTGTAGCAGCGGTTCCTATACTGCTTATACTTGACATTGAAACGGTTGCCCGTCTTGACCCGCTCACCATCCACGATAACGTGGGGATTCGCATGGTCTGCCTTGTCACCAATAGGAATCTTCTTCACGCCTTCACCTCCACGCCTCGTTCAGCAATCCAATCTTCCATCTCA